TTAACCGACACGGGCGAGTGTCGGCGGTGTCTGACGCTTACGCCCAGGTCGAGCTGGCGAATGCCGGCCTTCCTCGCATTCCTGCAGAAACCGGCGCACCGTGCTGACCCTCCAGCAGATCCGGCTTCCTTGCTTGAAGAAGGGTGGCAGCCAATATGCGCCGGCCTGGCGCGCGCTGCGGATTGATGACTCAGACCGGCCCAGCAGCTTTGCAAGTTCCGGGATGTGGATTATTTCTTGCTCCATAGCAGGCTCCTGGCGCAGCAATGAACTTGGCGCGCTTATAGTTTGTTTGGGTGTCCTTGCCGCGCTGGGCGGCAGAAGGTGGGTTGGGGTTATGCTCTTTCGCAGAGATCCAGACCGATCTGGCTTACGCGATCGACGCAGGCTGGATTCAGCCAGATGCATTCGGTTCGGTTTGCGGTGCCGCGCCCTGCGCTGATGCGGGCGGATGTGCTGTAGCTGGCCCAGCCTGGCAACAGCTCCGCGTAGAGGTCGCTGGGGTATCCCGAAAGCACGACCATTCCTTCTAGATCGAGCAAAGCCTCGAGCAGTTCGCGATGTGCTGCGTCATCCATCTCGTGCCTGTAGTAGCGTCCGCTCGACGCACCCTTGTACCTGGTGTCGTGCACGTATGGCGGGTCGACGTAGTGCAGTGTCTGCGGCCCGTCATGCGCATTGATCACCTCGATTGCGGGTCTATTTTCGATCAACACGCCGCTCAGCCTCTGGCCAACCTCGGCAAGTTGCTCCGGATAGGAGGCCCAGAGTGACTGGGCTGCGCCGTATTGGCGCTTGGTGTCGATGCGGAATCCGGTCACGCCCTTGGTGGCGCCGGCGGAGCCGAACCCCATTTGCGCCCTGATGATGGTCCGCCTTGCACGCTCGATCGGCTCGGCGCTCGGCTCCCAGGACAGTTCGAACTCTTCGCGGGAGTAGGGCGTGAACACAAGTCGCTCGACAAGCCCTGATCGCGAATCCTGATCCTGCAACACTCGGAAAAGGTTAACGATGTCGCCGTCGAGGTCGTTGTATACCTCGGCATACGATCGAGGCTTTTGCATCAGTACGCCTGCGGCGCCGCCGAACGACTCGACGTAGCAGGTATGCGGTGGGAAGTGTTGCAACACCCACGGCGCAAGCCGGAACTTGGCGCCGTGGTACCGGATGACCGGGGCGGTGATGGTCATAATTATCTTCCAGGCGTGCGCCCGCCGCTCACCGGCAGGCATGTAGGGGGATTGGGGTTAGGCTGTTGCTTTGATGGTTATGCCGGCGGCAGTCATTGCAATGCGCACATCGATGACCGGTACCAGGCCCATGGCGCAATCGGCGGTGTCGTCCTTCTCACGGTCGAGTCGCCCGTCGTTGTCCCAGGCCTCGACGGCGGGCAGGTCCACCACCAACATCTCGCGGGAGCGCTTGAACCAGTGCCACGCCTTGGCGATGCACGGGTCACCGTAGCTGCCGTTTGAGAGGCGGCAGTTTTTGACCAGGGCTGGGAGGCGGTGAGAGTGCTCGCAGTAGTCGGCCTCGAACTCATCCTGCAATGTTTTGGGCATGCCGGGATCCTTGCCGCTATAGCGGCTGACTTTGAAGGGGGAGGGGTTACAGCTGGTTTGTGATCTGGGCGTGCGCGCGGGCGCCGTTCATTTCCGCTTCTGTAGCCAGGCGTCCGGATACCCACTGCCCATCAGGATGTTTCTTGAAGGTCCAGCCGTAGTGCCTGTTAGCCTGATCGATCATGACTGCGTACTCGCCACCAACCGTCTCAATCATGCCTTTGATGCGATCCTTCTCGAACGTCGCAGGCGTTAACGCTGCCGGCTCCGTATTACCCCGACACACAGCCAGCCGCTCCACCGGATCGAGCGCGCCGTAATTGATGGGTGCCGCCGCTACCGGCGCGGGCTGCTCGCGATCAGGATACGCGCCGGGCAGAGGAGACATCGCTGGTTTGGCAGCTTGCTTAGCGCGGATCTGATCGACCTTGGTCCAGATACGGGCCAGCTCAGCCTCGCCAGCGGCATGCATGTCCAGGTCGCCGGCCAGGCACAGGGCCGCCAGGGTGACCATTACGCCGCCGACTTCCTGCGAAGGCTCGCCGGCATGGCGGCCATAGACGTAGTCAACCAGCTGGTTCGCCTCGTTTGCGGTACAGCCGAAAGCCTGAACCACCTCAAGCGCTTCCTCCAGGAAACGGTGATTTCGCTCCTGGCGATCTGCGGCAATCACTTCGCCAAAGCACTCCAGCATCCACGGCTCAACGCGGGACTGGAACGGCGCGGGCTGCTCGGCGTAGAGCGGGATGACTCGAACGTCAGTGTCAAGCCGCAGAATTTCAATTCGCCTTTCTGCTTGCGTGAACAAATAGCTATCTCCAGAGTCCGCCCATACAACGTGCCATCCGTACGGGGCCGGCGTAGATGGAATGTCTTTGCAGCAGCCAAAGCCTTCATTTTCCGGGCAGCTCGCAGGGTTACCGCTGCACTCGGGATAATCCGGCTTGGCATCCAGCAGGGCGCGCAACTCAAGAACGTGGTTGATCTGGTGGCATGCGGACTGGGCTGATGCGTAGTGAACGCCAGCCGCCTTGTCGATGATGATCGCTCGTAGTACATCGCGTGCCTTCTCGAGCGCAGCGGCTGCCTCACGCGGCACGCCGTCAATCGTTTGGTTGGCGGTCATGGCTTCTTCTGCTCCGATCCGAGGGCGAACAATAAACGCCCGATCATTTCAACGCGGACACCGGCCTTCTCATTGGCAATCGGAGTCCTTGCACGCAACTGGGCCCGGTTCGCGTTTTGGTATTCCTTTGCGACCAGGCCGGCGATCAAACCCCATTCGTTTTTGGTTAACTCACGCATAAATCACCTCATCAAATCAGTTGTGCCAGTGCCAGCAGGCACCAGCAGTAGGCGGGGAGTTGAGTCATGGCTTGAATACCTCGCCGCACTCCGGGCAGCCACGTTTGTTGCCTTCGCTGTGTTCGCAGGCATCGCCACCACCCTCTGCTGGCTTGAGTGCGGCGTCAGCGATGCTCAGTACTGCTTCGACCGACTCGACAGCCATTGCTAAGTCGCTCTCTGCGAACGACTGGCACCGGAACTGAACGCGGGAGAGTGCGGTAATCAGCACGTCCGCCCGCTCATCCGCTGCGGTCAGGCGCTGTTGCAGGGCCGCCTCGCGATCTTTCCCTGCGTCGAGCGCCCTGATTGCCTGGGCGTGCTTTCGGCGCCAGTGCAGTACGGCGTCCAGTTCTTCAACCGTTTGAATTACCTTGCTCATACTCAAAACCTCAATTGTCTGTGCCGGTGTAGGTGCGCCATGGCACCTTCACGCCGTTGACCAGAAAGCCCCAGTCACCGCGCCATTTGCTGGTGATGAAGAGGGTATAGACGCCGCCGGGCGATAGCTCGTCGATGCGGTGGTATTCGCCGTGGTTGAGCCGAGCGGTGTCGCCGGCGTGCCGGTCGATGTATTCGGTGGCCTGGGCTCCGGCTGGAACGTTCAGGCCGGACAACACCGGGTCTTCGCTGTCGAGCAAGCGCTGTTCGGTGTACCAGCCCTCGAGAATGATCGTCCGTGCATTCCATGGATGGTCGTGCAGATCCCGGTCTTCGTCGGGCCGCATGATGTGGTGCACGCGGAACGACCACGGGCACCACCACAGCGCGGGCTTGTGCGTTTCGCGGGAGTAGGGGTTGAACAGCCACCAGCGGCCCATGTACATCTCGGTGCCGTCGGCGGACATGATGTGCAGGTACGGGGTGCGCTGGGCGCGGGCGATGAGCCAGGCGGCAACCGCCGGGCGCGCAAGCAGCTTGGCGACAAGGCGCCAGAACAGGTCGATCACGGGGAGTCCTTGCCGGGCCATGCCCGGGCGGTGGAGTGGGAGAGTTATTCGCATAGCCCGTAGGCTGAAGAGCAGCTGTTCTGGCTGTCGGTACGGGCGATCAGGTCGACCATGTCGAACTGGCGGCCGCCGCGAGCGGTGTTGCTCCAGTCGACGATCCTGTCAATTCCGTGCGTGACAGCGCTGACCTTGTCATCTGACCGGACGGTGGGGTCGGTGACGGTGGCGAAGAACGTAGCCGCGCCGCGCTTGCTGGCGATGCTCACCAGTCGCTCCCACTCACGCACCCGGTCAACTTCCTCTGGCCACCTGGCCGCGATCTGTCGGAGCTCGTCTTTCGCGCACATGATGCAGGGCATGCAGCCAACACGATTGCAGCCTTGCAAGTACAGCGGGTTCGGCTTGATGCCGGCGGCTCGGTGGGCCTCGAAGACAGAATCAACCGTCCACTTCAAGATTGGCCGATAGTTGAACAGGCCGCCTCCAACCTCATCGCACTCTGCAAGGTACCTGCGGGCCGGCGATTCATCAGCTCGAACGCCTTGCCAGGACAGCAGCATGTTCTCGCCGTCCATGAGCGGCAGGTATACCTGCTCGATGATTGGATTGCGCTTGAGCTCGTCGGTGCAGAAGCGCGCTTTGGTGCTGGGGAATCGGCCTTTCCACAGGCACAGGTCCAAGAACGGGTTGCCAGTCGGGTGAAGGACTTCCAGGGCGCCCAGCACCACCGATTCCGCTACACCTTTTTCGCGCCACTTGGTCTCGATGAACTTGCGCTTGCCGGCGATCTGCCTGGAGAAATCTGCCTTCACCCACCGGATGGGGATGCCCGTGGCTTCGCCCAGGTAGCGGAGATAGTCGTACGTCTCTGGATGCTCATGCCCGGTGTCAGCCACTACAGCGCTGAGGTTCGGCACCTCTAGCTCGCGGGCGACCAGCAGCGTAGCCGTGCTGTCTTTACCGCCGCTCATGCTGACGATGTTGTGAGTAGGCATAGGGGATCCTCGCCGGCTGGCGTGATTCGTTGATATGGGTTCTGGTTATTTCTTCTGGTAGGTCTTCGTCATCGCCGCGTTGACGCTATTGCCGCGCTTCAAAACGACACGGGCGAGTGCTGCCCGGTCTCTCTCGCTGTGGCTGGCCTGGCTGAGCAGGCCGAAGTAGCTGTTGGCTGCTATGCGACGTGCTTCCAGATCCGGCGGCAAACAATCGCGCTGATCAGGGCCTGGGTTACACCGTACCGCCTGGCCAGGACGACGCCACCAAACTCGCGGCTGTGCGGCTTGAACAGAGACCTGATCTCGACGACTTGGGCCTCGGTCAGTTTGGCTGCCGGATGTCGCTCACCTGTTCCGTCAGTTCCGTGGAGCTTCTTGTCAGCCTCGTTCTGGATTGGCGTGCCATAGGCGAGATTGCCAACGTGGCCGTTGGTTTTGTCGCCGTCCAGATGGCGACAGATATTCCCTTCCGGTACCGGCCCGATAAAGTGCATGGCGACCAGGCGATGGACCAGAAAGCCTTTGGAGACCTGCCTGTTCCACAGCTTCACCTTTGGATACCCCTTCCTGTCGAAGTAGTGGCTCTTTATGTGAGGTCCGCGCCTTACCCGTCCGTGATCGCTGACCTCGTATCCGGGCCAGTCCAATATCGGCCGCCATTGCTCTTCAGGCATATCCAATCCTCAGGAAGTGACGTAAATACGGCGGACAGGGCGCGCGAGCCGCTCGAGGAGCTTGACGTTGTGGTTGAGCCAGCCATCTTCAAAGGCCATGGAGTAGGCGTGGTTGGCGGAGCGCTGCGTGCTCAGGTGGTGGTATCGCTCTTCGTTCATTTCCACCAGGCCATCAGCCTTGGCTGCCATCACCAGCTGCCCCTCCAGGCAGGACGGGATGTGCCCGCCCAACTCCAGAGCCTTGATAGCAATCACACTGCCGGCCTCAGCCATAGCTCTGGTATTCGCCTCGCCGTCGCTGTAGCTGTCGGCGCCTTCGATTTTCACGCCGTACTCGCCCCAAGGGCCGCTTAGCTCATCAGGTAGCAGGATCAGGGCGCGCTCTACGCCGTTGAGCCAGTAGCGGGTGACGAATACACCGCCGGCCAGAGGTTGGCCGCGCTCAGGGAGTTCTGCGGCGAGTACTGTTTGCTGTGCTTGCTTGGTCATGGGGTTACTCCGGGTAAGCGCCGCCCTCCGGTTACCGGATGCAGCGAGTAGGGTGGGTTATTCGTCGTGGCAGATTCGCAGCGATTCGCGGGCGTAGGCGAGTTGAAGTTTTGCCGACACGTTTTCTGGTATTTCATAACTGTGTCGCGGCGGAGCGAGGAACTGCGCTGATCCTGTTGGGCCAAGGCTGTGCAAGTGGTGAATCATCAGCGTAATGGCCTCGCCCTGTTCCTCGATGCCGTGCCACGCCATCAGGTCAGCCAAGGCTTGGCGGGTGCCGGCCATGGTGTGGAGTCGCAATTCTTCCTCGCCGCGAGTCTTTCGCCTCGCCGCGAGTCTTTCGCCTCGCCGCAGTCTTTGCCGATCGTTCTTTCTGCGCGGCTGCCATGGCCTACCTCTTCTATTCCGCTGGCCGGCAGTGCGAGCCAGGTTTGACGTTTGCGTTGCTGGGTGCGGGCTATGAATCGCATGAAGTGCTGCCCTGGCGCGCTTTGGGGTAGTCGATGCCGTGGGCGGCGATGATCCGCTCGAATGCCTTGTTGCCGATTTCCATTTTCCCGCAGCACTGTCGCCGGGATATGCCCAACTCAAGAAAGGCACGAATCCTTTCAGCGAGCTTAGCGTCTCGCCCTTCGTCGACTTCTTTGCGCAAGAGGTTGCGTGCACCGCCTCGGGTTGGCGCCTTGAAGGTGATGTCGTGCCTGGCGGCGTGGTTGTAGATCAGCCGCCGACTTACGCCCAGAGCGGCGGCGACTTCGGTCTGGGTGTGCGTGACGCCGAGCTGGCGTATCTGCTCAACCAGCTTGAGGCGGGCCTGGGTGCGGAGGTCGTCCCTGTCGAGTGGAAGGGCCTCAGCTTCAACCCGGCGCCGGACAAACGCTTTCGGGGCGGGCGGCATCTGAGTGCTGTAGGTGATTGGCTTCGGGATATAGCCGCTGGATGGGCCTTCTTCGATGACGCCGCCGGCCGCCAGAAACTGGGCGACCTGGGCAGCCAGTTCGTCCGAGGCGCCGCGAAGGCGTTCTACTTCGTTCTGTAGGATGCTGATCATGATGACCTCACTTGATGCTGATCGAGCTTTTGCCGATCTCAGAGTGGGCGCCGGGGACTTCCTGGCCATCCTTCAAAGCCTTGGCGATGGCTGCCTTGTCCGGTGCGCTGGTTACTTTTACGTTGACGAAGTCGTCAGGGATGGCCTTTTCATCGTCGATGACCACGATAGGCTTGCCCTTGCCGCAGGTGATGGTGAACAGGGGGTGGGTGATCTTGGTGATCCCGGCCGCGTCCATGTTCGTGCGCAGGTACTCCTTGAGGCTTTCCTTGCGGTTGTTGATGATCCGTTTGCGCTCGGTGAGCCGGTCAATCTGCGACTGAATAGCCTCAAGGTCGCCGTCAATGTTCAGGGTGATCATGGCGATGGCCTTGCCCTTCTCCTGAAACTCGCCTTCGATGCCTTCCATGGTGTCGCGCAGGGCGACGGCCAGGTCTTCGTCGGCGGTCTCGGCCAGGACGGCCAGTTCTTTGAACTGTTCGGCAATGGTGTAGAGCGTGGTCATGCTGCTGACTCCTGTTCGAATCGGGCTTTCTGCTCGTCGTACTCGCGCACAATCCGGGTAACGGCCTTGTTGTCGTTGCGCAGCGTCAGGCGGCGCACGGCCACGTCATGGAACGACTTGAGTTCCTTGGGGGTCTTGGCTGTTTTCAGGGACTCAATGACTGATGAGATGTATTCCAGGCGCTCCAGCCTTTGGCGTTCTTCCTCAGCGACCTTGTCTTCGGCCTGCTCGATGGCCTGCTCGTCCGCCAGGGCGTTTACGTAGTCCTTGTCGTCGAACATCCCCAGGAACACGTCGGCACTGAACCCAAGCATCGACAGGGACTTCTTGATGGCGTCGGTCAGAGACTTCTTCGGGGCCTCGCCATCGGTCGTTGTGCCGTACTTGCTCTTGTAGAGGTACGGTGTGCAGCCATACTGCTCGAACTCGCCGCGTTCGCCGTCCTGCTTGATCCAGAAGCGGATCTTCACGGTGTGGTTCAGCTCAAACCCCAGCGTGGCGCGCTTATCTCCTTCACCGACGAATATCTCGGCGCCCTTATCGAAGCGTTCTTCCAGCACCGTCCAGCCAAACCCAATGCCCACCGGCCCGAAAATCTCCGTGGCCTTCATGATCATCGCAGTACCGTTCAGGCTGGTGATCTGCTGGCCGCCGACCTTGGCGTCTTTGGTGTAACGGGTGTCGGTCTTCTCGACGCGATTCCAGATCTGCATGTTTTTATCGGACATGACTATCTCTCCGCGCCACCGGAGAGGGGCGCTGTGAAGGGGGTTATTGGGCTGGCGATTCTGGAATCGGCATCCAGTGTGTGACAGCGTCAAGGCTCATCGCCCTGGACTCTCCGAAGATCGTCCAATACTGGTGGCCGAACTCACAGAGGTAGCCGGCGCCATGCCAATTGCAATGCCAGTCGATACTGCCGGTGTTCATCCAGCTTTCTGTATTCAGCATGACAACCACTTGATTAAGCTCTGGAAGCCGTTCGCTGCATGCAATCCATTCGTTCATGAGAGTTCCTTGCCGCGATGCTCGCAGCGATTGAAGGTGTTGGTTATTGGTGCGGGAGGGTGTCGTTGTTGCAGAATTCGCCGTGTAGCTTTTCGCGGCCTTGCTTCACTGCTTCAGCAGCTTCATCAAGGCACCGGAAGGTTCCTAAATTGTAGGTTTTTCCTTTGTATCCAACCTGGGCATACCAAGCGCTGTCATTCCAAAAACGATGCACACCTTTAACGCCAGATCGCGGGAGCTTGTGCTTCCGGTTCATTAAGTTCTGCTGCCTATCAGCAACCCTTAAATTTTCCCACCGATTGTCTTCACCGTTGCCATTTATGTGGTCAATCTCATGCGGCGGGAAGCTTCCAGTCATATAGAGCCAAGCGAGTCGATGGCAGTAATATCGCTTTCCGTCCACGCTTACCCCCAAGTAGCGGTGTCCGTGCGGGTGACCAACTATTGTTCCGGGTGGCTGGTTAGAGACCTGAATCTTTCTAGTGAAAGACCCGGTCTCGGGGTCGTAATTAAAAAGTTCAAGCAGTCTTTCTTGAGCGGGAGCCATAGATACTCCGTGGCTTAGAAAGCTGGTGCAATTCGATCAGCGAGCGCGCCGAGCAACATCACGAAAGTAAAGAATGCGAGTGCTATGGCAGACCCGCGCCAGAAGCAGTAGCGCTTGGCTCTTTGGTAGGAGGTCACGGTTACACCTGCTTGCGGTAGCCGGCTTCGTACAGGGTGTTAACAACAATCCATATTGTCGCGGCCGAGCCGTCGCGCGGCACATTGAAAAGTTTCGCCATCTCTTTAGTTGCGGCTTTTCGCTCGTCATCGGCGATCTGCTCGGGCGTGCGGATGGGGCGGAAAAGCGTTGGCTCGGCACAGCCGCACCAGCATCCATTCTCGTAGGTGAATAGCGCGGTATGGCTGCCGTTGTAGTTTGGCTTTACCGCGAAGATCTCGACCTTCTGCCACTCATGTACGCGCTTGTGCTCACACACCGTCCCAACAGGCGGCAGGCCTTCACCGGGCCATGGCGCAGGGCGAGGAGTCACGTAACTGAAAGACTCGCGCCGCGAATTGTGGAACGAGGCGCAAGAACGGTCGCCGCCGCCATATGGGAATGACTTCGCATGTTCAAGGTTTTGGTGTTGCGTTTTGCCGAGCCAGAACTCCTTGATGCCAAATCCAGTTTCGTGCAGACCGTGCGCATCCGCCCACTCGGGCGCCTTGCTCCAATCAATGTTCATACGCTCACCTTGCAAGTCCAGCGGCCCGCACACTTGCAAGGCTGCTCGATCCATTTCACGTCTACCAGAAACAAGAAACCCTGATTTCTCAGGGCCTCGGCGATACCTTTGAATGATACGGCGATGATGGTCATGACGCCTCCTTGAGCTGCGTATTGCGCTCGACGAACTTGGCGTCCAGCGCATCTCGGTAGCGGTTGGCGGTTCGGGTATCGATCATCTCGGCGAACTCCGCCATTTCGATCATCCCCATGGCGAAGGTCCGGTCGGGCACGGGTGTGCAGGAGCGGGACATCTTCGCGACTTCCAGGCCCAGGCGGGCCAGGGCGACTGATGCGTTCATAGTTCGTCATCCTCGGCCTGGGCGGCCAGTGCGTCGTCAGCAAGCGGCCGCAGTAGGCCCTCTGCAATTTCTCCAAGCTTGCCGAAGGCGTGGTCGCTGCGCCCGAGCAACTCCGCGATAGCGTTCTTATCCGGGTCGCAGTAGCTCGCCGAAATGAGCAGCCAGCCCAGGGCTGAAGAAGAGATCTCGCAATCAGCCAGCCGGCTGTTCACATGCTCATCCACCGCCGTGGCGAATTGCTGCATGGTGACACCCTGCGATTTGCGCATGTGGCGCTGGAACAGGACATCACTGCCGAACCGCACCAGCTGCTCGGTGGAGTTGTACAGCCACTCACTGCGGGCAATCTCCACCGCCGACTCGCTCACTGGAGGCGGCAACTGAGCGTCGTAACGCTCCTGGCATATCTTCAATGCTGCGTTCATGGTCGCCTCCAGGTTCAGATATAGGTTTCGTAGCCGCCGCCATCGCTGGCGCCCCAGTCCATATCGGAAATATCAACGTCGTCGTCGATGCATCCGCCGCTGTCGCGCAACAGGCGCTCACCGTACTTGGCGATGTTGCTGCGCTTATTGCCTGGGTTGGCTTTTTCCCAAAAGGCTTTGGTAGCGCCGTACTTCTGCTTACTGGACTTGCACGACTTGGAGCAAAACTTGCCCCATCCTCGCTTTCGGTCGGCAGTTCGTGCCGTGAACGTTTCGGCGCACCATGCGCAACTCACTTCAACTGTTGCGCTCATGGCGACCTCCAGTGTTTGGGGTTAGGCGGAGACTGCGACCGGGACAGCTTCACGAAAGCGCGAAGGGCTCCAGTCGCAAGACTCGTCAGCTGGGATATGGCCGAACATCGCGGTGCAGCGTTTGCAATGCACGCAGTCGCCGCAGGTCTTGCCATCGGGCAAATTCATTTGATCGGCGTTGCCCGCCTGCCGTGGATACGGCGCTCGTTGCTCAGGCATAACTCTCTCCATTCGTTGGTTCGCCCGGTTAGGCGGGCAGATCAGACCATCCCTGAACCATTCCAGAGTGGTATTCGCCGTAGTTTGAGATGTACTCCCGGCGCGAATCAGGCCCAGGTTCGAAAAGTTCGGAGAGCGGCGTGAAGTGACCGGCCTCCCTGTGCTGCGGGGACATGAATATGCCCAGGCAGTAGCGGAATTCCTCGACCGTAAAGTCTTCGAATCCTGATTGATGGCCAAAGCAGTACGTAGCGACTCGGATTCGGTTGCCGGCTTTCATGGTCGACTCCAATTGTTTGGTTCACCTGTATTCGTCAACACTCATGCCTCCCGCTGGTTGCCGATGGGCGCGGGGTGAGTGCTGACGTAATAGAGGTGGGGAAGGGTGCAGGCGCCCGGCACTGCCCGGGATGTGTCGAGTCTGGCCAGCTATGCCCTCGGACTCGCCTGCGGTGTTCGTCTTCGTTTTGGTTGGGCCTACCTTTCGGCTGATGCGCGGTGACATCGACGACCCTGCTTTCCGCTGCCTGTTAGGGTGATGGGCGAAGCCTTCAGGCTTGCAACGCCACGCAGGTGAATCGTTGATCTACTTCATGGCGGTAGCTCCTGTTGTTCGCTCACTGGAAAGGCAGTGGACACCTATGGAATGGGTTGCCAGATCACGCACCAGATCGTCGATTCACACAGGCTTATCCGCATTGGCGGCACCCACATGGTCGTGTCAACTGGTCGGGGGAGATAAAGAAATGATAAATTTGCCCCGTAACGCTCTGGCTGGTTCCGTTGCCCACGGTTTCCTTGGGTTACCGGTTACGTCTCCGGCGCCGAGTTCCACGGCCGTCTCCAGTTCCTCCTGACTTAAGTGCACCCTCGGTCAGGCGATTTGATGCAGGTGGGCGGTTATAGGCCGCAGTTTCTTCCGCATTGGGGTGTGAGCTGCATGACGTTTGTCTGCCTTTGCTCTCACGCTGGCTGGCGGTACTCAGTTCACACTCCGATGCGGCCTTGATCCTCCGCACTCGTTCACTTTCGTGCCGGTCGTCGTCTCACAAGGGATCGGGCAGTTAACGACATGCTGTCGTGGCGCTGGTTGTTCAGTCGAGGCCGGTTTCGGATGGCGCTATGCGGACCAGCATTGCCATCCGCTCGAAGGTCGCCGCAAGCTCATCACGGCGCGCCTTCGACTTGGGAAGCCAGAAGGTCACGGCGCTACGGTCGTCGTCCTCTGGCGGGTGGTGAAGGCGTTCGCTGCTGTGCAAGATCATCTGCACTGCGCTGTAGGTCAGTCCCGTGTTGGATTGTTTTTGGATCTCGACCACTTCACTGGTCAGCTCCTGGCTATACACGTTGATTCGCATGGTCATGCTCCGGGTTGTCTTCCCGATGCCCACCGCTCTGGATGGGCATCAGTGAAAAGGTCCGTCATGCTGCGAACAGCTCTTGCTGATGTGGCTGCGGTGTGCAGCGCTGGAGCCCGGCGCGTATGGCCGATTCCAGAAGTACGGCGTCGTGCTCAAGCTCAGGGAATTCCCCGGCAAATTCGCTCACCGCGCTGCGCAGTCCTGCTGCCTCACGCTGCAGAGCTGGAATCACGATGCTGATCATGTTTGCGATCGTGCGCGGATCCAGGCTGCACTCCCGGCAAAGCCGGATGTAGTCGAGCATGTACTTCGGCATTTCACTTCCTCCGTTGATTTCCAATGCCGCCTCGTAGAAGCGGCATCAGTAAATCTGTGGGTGTTTCTTCTCCACCACGCAACACTTCCGAGTCGTCTCTCACCGGCGTCGCACATTTCGTGTTCGATGCTGTTCCGGTTTGGAAGCGTGGTTTCGCGTACTCACATGAGGGAGTACGGCAGCTACCAGAGGCTGCATGGACGACGGTTTAGCTTTCTCACCACCGGGGTTGCCGGTACGTCGTTGGGTCACGTCAGGTTGTGTAAAGAGCGACTCCGTAATGGAGCGGGCTGTGAGGCCCTGGCGAGTCCCTGTTGGGTGACTCGATGGAGTGAATATGTACCAATGGTTCATATTGGTCAAGTACCAAAAGTACATATTTTTATCGTAGGCAAAAAAAAGCCCGCTCAGTGGCGGGCCGCTTGGATGGTGCGATATGTCAGTCCGAGCCTTGGGCTTTTAACCTGGCCAGCGCCTGCTTGATGTGCCCGGCATTCTCGCCAAGCGTCTCCAGGGCGCCCCGAACATTCTCGTCAGCCTGGGTGCCGCCTTGGCTAACGGTCCACATCGACAGTTCCATGATGGCTGCCTCTAGGGCGAGCTGGTTCTCATAGATGCGTTCGAGCATATCGGGAAGGGAGTAGGGTGCAGGCATTGAAAGGCTCCGAGAATGGGAGCCGAAAGAATAGCAGGAGGGCAGAAACAAGAAGCCCGGCTGTGGAGCCGGGCTTAAGGCGGATGTAAAAGTCAGCTAGCCAAGGAGAAGACAAACTTTAGCGCCACACCAAGCAGTGCAGAGGCTATAGCGCCGATAACGATGGCGCCACCAAGGTATTTGCCCATGGTCACTTTGATGCCATTAACGTCTTCTCCCACCTTTTTTGTATCCGCCTTGATACTGCTAATATCTTTTTCTATTCGCTCAAACCTAGATTCTGATATTTTCTCAAGCGCCTTGTCGCGCTCTGTCTGGGCCGCAAAAAAACCAGCGAATTTTTCAGATAGGGCCGCGTCTCGAGCTGCCTGCTCGGCCCTGAATGCCTCCTGTCGAATATCGAGCTCGCGCTGTAGCTGCGTGTCACGAAGCGCAAGCTCCTTGCGAAAATCATCAGAGCGTCGTTCCTCCGAGCGCTCCATTCTGTCGATGCGCTTATCCATCCGCTCTTCAATAGCGGACAGGTTTTGGCTGAGCTCTTCGCGTGTGATGTCATTCATGTAGCGAGTATCGCTCAAGTTTTTTTGATTGTCTGTAGGCGTCTCTTCATCTGCCAGGACAGGCCTATTGAATAAGACGACTTGGTCGAAATGCCCTCTAAGGTCTTCTGGCGACTGAAATCTACTCACTGTCATCTTCAGGCGCCTCTTCGAACTCTATCTCTGCTTGCTGCGGATTTTCGTCCACCCACTCTCGAACCTTTCTAGCCCAATGCGTACGTATGTATCCACATTCATTGCAATAAATTGCTAATGTGGAAAAGTGTGTGGCTTGAGGTCCGTCACGCAAATTGGTCACCAAACGGTAAGACATGCCATTTGAGGCAGATCCAACGACCGTCCATACATTGCTCTGGCACCCAGGGCATGGCGAATCCGCAGTCTTTGCCTGAAGAAATCTGACGAAGTCAGCAGTTGATACGGAATATTTGTGAGGTGTTGCGGTTTCTTCCGACATGGGCGTCCTTGAATGACCGGCTAAAATCCTGTGGTTAAAGCATCCCGCCGCGCCAAACCACGCGTCCAATAATGCGAACTTCGTTTATCTCCCCATCACGCAGCGTCTCATCGCCATAGCGCGTCTTGTCCGGGTTGTCGCTACGAATAATCCACCCTTCAAAGTCCGACTTCACCAGGCGCTTTACGATCGTGCCTTTTGACTCGCTCTGCATGGCGAAGATCTGGCCGTCCTTCGGCTCCACTCTCGACTCGTCCACCAGCAGCACGTCGCCGTCGTTGATGGTCGGCTCCATGCTGTTGCCGCTGGCATAGATCACGTCCAGGTGCTTCTGGTTGAGGTTGTTTGCGCGCAGCCATGCCGATTTGAACGCCATGACGCCACGGATCTCGACGTGCGGGTTGTCGTCCCCGTCGCCGGTTGAGCCACGCGCAGTCAGTTGCAGCACGCCCGTGTAGCCAGGCTCATCGTTCAGATCGAAGCTTCGCGGGGGAGTGGGGTCTTCACCAATCGTCGGCTCTGACTCGCGCATTCCACCACGCCCGTATTCCAGCCACTCGACCCTCACATTAAGCGCCGAGGCCAAGGCGAGCATCTTCGCGCCGCCAGGCATCGATTCGCCGTTGAGCCACTTGCTACATGCCTTTGGGGTCACCTTCGCCATTTTGGCGAGACGCACGCCCGCCCCCCACTCAGGAATCCCGGCCTCGGCGAGGGACTGCTTTAAGCGCGCTACGAAAGAATTGCGGATTTCTTCTATTTGAACCATGGGTTCATGTTCTCACGCGCTTGCATGTACTTTCAGTTCCGACATAAGATGTACCGTAAGTTCATATTTGACTCGGAGGCCATATGCGGCCGCTCAAGAAATCGATTGACGATGCTGGTGGTGTTCCGTCTGTGGCCTTGGCCTGCGGGAAGACCCCGCGCGCTATCTACAAGTGGCTTGTTGCCGACGCGCTGCCGCGCACCGAGTACACCGGCGAAACCCAATACGCCAAAAAGATTGCAGAACTGGCTGCTGCCAACGGCAAGCCATTCGAACCCGCCTGGCTGCTCGCCGAGGCGCACCCAAAAAAATCAGCCGCTTAACCCTTTCGAACAACCAAGGAGCCTCACCAATGGCATACGACGACACGCGCCACCTGAAAGACCGGGAGATCAAATCCCGCTACGACGATGAAACCTACGAAGCGTTAAAGGCCGTGGCCAGGCTGCACAAGTTGCAGCTAGCTGTGTTCGTGCGCATGTGCGTCGAGGAGAAGTTGGAAAGCATCGTTGAACCGAATGCTACCGGTAAACACATGCAGGCCTGAAGGCCCTGAAGGAGGCTATGTGCCTGAAACCACGATCTGCCACGGGATCGATGGGCGCCTCTACGAAAAGCTTGAACGGTTGGCGGAAGCAGCAGGCATGACGCCTGACGAATACGCCGCAAAGCTTGGAGCGGAGCGTTTTTTCGAGAAGACCAGGCCAAAAGGCGCCGGGAAGATCCGGCATCTACCAACAACAAGGCGTGACCCGCCGAAGCCCGGAATAGGGACTGAAAAAGGAGGGCCTGATGAAGACCTCAACCCATAACCCCAAATCGCAGGCACAAAAAAGCCGGGGTGCGATCCCGGCTTTTTCACAGCGCTTGCAAATATCGTTTCAGTCTGGAGCCGATTATGCACACCTCTAATATTGATGTACAGGCCCTGAATGATCCCGCGCCACGTTTTTCTATATCTGAAAACGTGGCGCGCAGTAATTTCCATCTCGACGCCGCAATGAGCGCCGCGAAGCAGATTCGCTTCCAGTACTCCAAGCCCTCCAAGAATCAGCTCGTGCGTGAATGTCTTGATCAACTACAAGCATTCCTGGCTTCGTCGAAAGGCGTCCGCCCATGAGCAATGTCATTCCTCTCAAAATCACCGGGGGTTTCACCCGGATGGAAAACAAGCTCATCGAGGCCTTGATGGTTGTCGATCTGCCTGGGCGCGAACTGAAGGTTGCGCTGTACGTTGCCAGAGCCACCATAGGCTATCAGGTGGCCGAAGCACGCATCCAGGCTACCGAGATATCCAAGGCGACCAACATTCATCCTGACGTGGCTTCCAAGGCCATCAGCCACCTATTGAAGCGCCGCATCCTGTATCGGGTTGGCGGAGCGCGTGGCGATATCGGTATCAGCGAGCCTTCTGAATGGATCTTCTACGACACAAAAAAAGAATGTCCGACTCAGACCATATCGTCCGACTCAGACCATTCAAGCCGAGTCGTCAGCATTGCGAGACAGACCAAATCCGACGACTCCCTTCTCTATACAAAGAAAGAACCCCTAGTAACTGTTTCTACGAAACAGATTACTGCCCCCCAAGGGGCGGAACCTACTCACCCTGAAATCAGAACCGAAAAAACGGCACCGCTGGTTTCGTTTGATGGCGAAGATTTTGAAGTCGACGCCACCCTGATCACCAAGTGGGCAGAAGCCTACTCACCGATTGACGTTGAAGCCGAGATTAAGCGTGCAGCCGCCTGGGCCAGCGGGAGCAAGCCGAAGAAGGACTGGCGCCGCTTCCTGGTCAACTGGCTGGGCCGCGAGTTCAAGAAGAACCCAAGCGGCGCTTCCGAGGCCGGCGTTCCGGTGGACAAGATCATCGATCTGTACCACAAGATCTGTCCGAATCTGCCGGCCGTCACCGTGGCGAGCGATAGAGTTCTGCGCAGCATGATCGCCGAACGCTGGAACGAGTCACCGCTGCACCAGAGCGGCCAGGGCTTCTGGCTCACGTTCTTCCAGAAGGCGAACAACCGCAGTCAGGTGTTCTTCCGTGGTGCCAACGTTGCGCCGCGACTTGAATCACTTGTCAGTCGGGCCGTTTTCCGCGAAGTCTCGGAGGCCGCCCAATGATGGACCTCCATAGCCTCGAGGCGGAACACGGCGTGATCGGCGCCATGCTCTGCCAGCCGCACCTGATCGACGTACTGAGCGACGACCTGTCTGCCGATGCCTTCGCATGGGAAGACAACGCTGAGCTGTACCGTCTGATCCTTGAAATGCACGCAGACGGCCAGCCGGTTGACGTGGTAACGCTTCATGATCGCCGCGCCGAACTGTCGAGCGGTGTTCGTGTAGCTGCCTACGCCGCCGAAATCCAGGCCAGTACGCCCAGCGTTGCTAATGCTCAGGTCTACGCCAAGATCATTCGTCAGCGTGCCGTGTGTCGCCTGATGTCTGCCGCCGCCGCACGCATCAACGAGATTGCCCACGAGGAGGCGAGCATCGAGGACAAGATTTCCCTTGCTCAATCCATCGTTCTTGGTCTGGACAGCACTGGCAGTGATGGCGAGTGCCAGATGATCGGCGACATCCTGATCGAGCACGTTGAAGTTCTCCAGCATCGCCTGGACAAGTTCGCGGCCGGGATCGTGATCGACGGCCTGGGTACCGGCATTCCAGATCTGGATACGTACACGCAGGGGCTCAAGTCCGGTCAGATGGTCGTTGTGGCCGGCCGGCCAGCGATGGGCAAGACCACCCTGGCCATGAACATCGCCGCCGACGTGGCGATCAATCAGAAAAAACCGGTGCTAGTCATCAGCCTGGAAATGAGCAAGACCCAGCTGATGGATCGTCTGCTTGCAGCCGTAGGCGGGATTCCTCTCCCATCGCTGAAGACTGGTGAGTGCAGCAATGATCACGCCACCGAGCTGAACATGGCGGTCATGCGCCTACGTGACGCGCCGATTGCCGTGTCGGACGTCCCGGTGATGACTATGCCGCGCATCCGTTCGATTTCCCGTCGCCAGTCGCACCGCATGGGCTCGCTGGGCCTGGTGGTGATCGACTATCTGGGCTTGGTAGAGGGCGAAGGGAAGGGCAGGACCGAGGATGTTACCGCCATGTCTCGCCAGATCAAGCTCCTGGCCCGGGAGCTTGATTGCCCGGTGATCATCCTTTCCCAGCTCAACCGCGGCTGTGAAGGCCGACCAGACAAGCGCCCGGTACTCAGCGACCTGCGCGAGTCCGGCGCTATCGAGCAGGACGCCGACATCGTCATGTTCGTGTACCGCGATGAGGTTTACCACCCAAACACCCAGGACAAGGGTATTGGCGAAATCATCATCCGCAAGAACCGTGATGGCGAGATCGGCACTGTGCCGACAGCCTTCCAGGGCGCCAAGTCCCGATTCCTGCCGCTGGCCAACCACGCCCGCCAAGACAACGTCGTGAAGGTGAATTTCTGATGAGAGAGCGCAGAGCGGTTTATCACCACCAAGGTTATCGCCTTAGGTCGTACACGGAGTTGCTTTGGGCGCGAGTGCTTGAGGCGGCAGACATTTTCTACCTCTATGAGCCTGACCTGATTCGTGTGGATGACGGGTTTTATTTACCCGACTTCTGGCTTCCGAATGTCGGGATTTATGTGGAAGTGAAGGGCGACTGGCCAACTGAGGAAGAGGTTCACAAAGCAGATGCAGTCATGGCGCGCACAGGTCGCGAGGTAGTTTTCCTTTGCGGCAAGCCTGAGTCCGACATGGAAAGTCTTATCAACTGCGGGATGTACGCCCGCGGCACCAACGGCTGGCACAGCAATATTTCGCCTTCAGACCTTCACTGCCTCGTTCTTGACCATGTAGGGCTTGCCGCTTGGGGCCTGATAAGGGCCGCGGTGCAGTCGGATGATATGGATTGGGTTCGACCGGTCGGACACATCATTGAAGAGTTTTTTCTCAAACAGGCTGATCGGTCCGACATGGAGAAGGTTCTTCGCTCCACGCACGAAGAAGCAAATTCAGAGCGATTAGCAATTACCCGAGAAATATCAACCTGCGAGCGCGGCCTGAAATGGTTCTTAGATCGGCAGGAGTTCCGCAAATCTCAGAGGGCGGCAGCATGAAACGAGCAAACCCAGCACAGCTACACCAATCCCTTGAGATGGCTAACACCATGGTCAAGCACGGAATCCGTTTCGTGTGCATGCCAGTGGTGGATGAGGCGGACATGGCCAATCTCGCCAGTCAGGCCGCTGAGCGCTTTGAGCGCATGGCATTGATCGCAGACGCAGCGGAGCAACGGACATGAGCGACAAGATGCGTGAAGAGTTTGAGCGCGAGTGGGGGCAAGTGGATGCGGCGCAAGGCGTTCACTTCATACCCGAACTGAACACCTACGGAAGCGAGCTGTACGCCCAGCACGAGTATGCACAGATGAAGTCGTCCGCCTGGTTCTATTTCCAGAAGGGTTGGAAGGCATCGCGCGAGGCGCTGGTGATTGAGCTGCCTGAGCTGCACACCATGGCTCCAGATGATGACCGGAAATGGCACGGGTGCCGAAACAGCACCATTCGAACCTGCGCGCGAGCCATCGAAGCCGTCGGCCTGAAGGTGAAGCCATGAGCGAACGAATTTACAGAAACGAAGTTTCCGTCGAGACGGTGCGATCATTGCTCAGTTATGAACCGCTGACCGGTTCGTTCAAGTGGATTGAAAAGCCATCCTGGGGCGTATCTGTCGGGGAGATTGCAGGGTTCATCACTTCGGCGGGATATCGATCTATCCGCATTGCTGGCGCTGGCTACCAAGCCCATCGGCTTGCCTGGCTTCACCATTACGGCGAATGGCCTGCGAACGAGCTTGACCATATCAACGGCAACAAAGACGACAACCGCATCGCCAATCTTCGCGACGTCAACCGCAAGGGCAATTGCGAAAACCAGCGCAGGCCACAGCGAAACAACACCTCGGGGTTCCTTGGGGTGAGCTGGGCGAAAAATGAAAAGAAGTGGAAAGCCCAGATCAGCCACGGTGGAAAGAAGCGAGCTATCGGCTATTTCGATTCCCCGGAAAAGGCTCATGAAGCATATCTGGCCGTTAAGCGCGAGCTGCATGCGGGGTGCACTCTATGAATTACACCGAACTGAAGCGGCTGGCCGAAGCTGCAACACAGGGCGACTGGACCCACTTGAAGCATGGCGTAATCAAAGGCGGGCCCGCCGTTCAATTCACGAACGGCTCAAGCCAGCAACAGATCGTTATGACAACCGGGGCTGAGTGGATGAGGCAAGGCGAGCAGTATGCCAACGCCGATTTCATCGCCGCAGCCAACCCCGCAGCAGTCCTGGCCCTGATCGCCGAGAACGACGAACTGCGCAATGCGGGCTCTCAGTTGAGGACGTTTTTTGTCGACGCGACCGAACAGTGCTGCAAGGCAGAGCGTGAGCGCGACCAGCTCCGCGCCGAAGTCGCCGGCCTGCGCACCGGCTACGAAGCCTACGCGCGGGTGAATGCTGAGCTCAAGGCTGAGAACGAGGCGCTGCGTAATGACGCCGAGAGATATCGGTGGCTGCGAAGCCGTGAAAGCGCAGAAGATCCTGAGATCAGCGTAACCCGGTGGACTCAACTGGCCCCAGATCGTGCTGTGGGAGAAGCCCCTCGCCTAGAAGTCCTGGACGCCGCCGTAGATGACGCCATGGGCAAGGGAGAGCAGTCATGACCGGTATGGCAAAGAGCGTGTTCAACATGCTGGAAAAGGTGTTTGCGGCTGAAGTTGAGAACCGTCTCCCTTACCAGACCAAATCCAAGCTTGCCGTGGAGATGGAAGAGTTTGGCTATCTGGAGCTCGGCAGCGAACGCATGGGCACCGTATCGGGTTACTACCTGACAAATGCCGGGCGCCTTGCCTATTGCGAAGAGTGCCGCGACGTGGAGGAGCAGTCATGACGGTATCAAAAACCCTTAAACGCTTCGCCTACTGCGCGCTCCTCGTTCTTCTGTCCTCGATCCTGATCGGGTTGACCGTGGCGGTTTGGATGGCGATTTATGCGGGGGTTACCCAATGACCGACAAGATCAGCGTCAACTGCCGCTCCATGCTCACCGAGGCGATCACGCGCATGTCCAGGATGTTCGAGGACAAGCACTTCGTGGTGGTGAGTCTTCGCCCTGGCAAGGACCGCACCCTGGACCAGAACCGTTTATGGTTCGCGATGTACAAGCGCATCGCCGAGATGACACAGATCGGTGACGCCGGGGAGGCTCGCAAGTACTGCAAGCTGCACATAGGCGTGCAGATCCTTCTGAACGAGGACGCTGGGTTCCAGGCTGAGTGGTACCGGGTGATGCGTCACCTCCCGTACGAGACGAAGCTGGACATGATGGGCGAGTGCCACCTGTTCGGGCCGGACGGCTTCCCGGTGACCAGCCTGTTCAACCGCGCCCAGGGCGTCCAGTACACCGACCGCATCGTCGCGCGCTTTGAGCCGCAGGGCGGGTACTTCTCTGACCTGCTTAGCCAGGAGGCCGCATGAGCCATAACTTCAAGCCGGGTGACCTGGCGATGATCGTTAAAAGCTTCCCCGAGTGTTCCGAAAACATTGGCCGTTGCGTTGAGGTGGTTGAGGTTGACTGTCCAGTGATGGACAAATTTCCAGTTCGGGTTGCGGCAGACAGTTTGAAAGCGCTGTGCCAGTTCTCTGGAGAAGTTGAGTCTGTAAATTTTAGCTGGTGTGGACCTTCCTGCCTGATTCCGCTGCGCGGCGACTTCACCCATGAGCAGCAGAAAGCCAAGGAGGCCGTATGAAGACCGGAGAGGCAATGGTGTTTCTGATTGGAGGTACTGCTTGGGTGTGTGGTATCGCTCTCGTTAAAGGGTTTTGGATGACGGCCATATGCGCGGTACTTCCACCGGTGGCCTGGGTCATTCTCGCCCAGCACATGATGGGGCCGGGGTTATGACCATCGAACGTAAGCCGGCCAAGCCGAAGAAATGCCGCGTCGAGGCGTGCGGGGCCTCATTCATCCCTTCGCGGATGGGGCAGGCGGTATGCAGCATCCCGTGCGCGATTTCTGACGCGACCAAGAGCAAAGCGAATCTGGATAAAGCCTTGAAGGCTCTTGACCAGCTGGGGCGCCGGGAGATCAAGGTCCGCAAGGAGAAGCTGAAGAGTAGGGCGGACCACCTCAAGGACACGCAGCACGCATTCAACGCCTGGGTACGGGCGCGTGACGCGGGCCAGCCCTGCATTAGCTGCGGGACCACCGCAGACGTTCAGTACTGCGCCGGGCACTACAGGACGACTGCTGCCGCCCCAGAGCTCCGCTTCGAACCCCTCAACGTGCACTTGCAGTGCAATCGCAATTGCAACATGGGCAAGTCCGGAAACCTGCTGGGTTATCGGCCGGGGCTGATCAAGAAGATCGGCGTCGAGGCCGTGGAATGGCTGGAAAGTCCTCATGAGCCCAAGAAGTACACCGTGGATGAGCTGAAGGCGATGACCGCCGAATACCGGGCAAAGACCAGAGAACTGAAAAAGGGGGGCGCGGCATGAAACTGATCAACGCAAGGCAGGTATGGACCGAAGCACAACACGAATCTAACGCGTCGATCAGCGCTGTGGCTATCGACAGGGCTGAGTCGGCACCGGTGAAGACCGGGGGGCGCATTGGAAAGCGAGACGCCCAGTTCCCGGCCATGGGCAGCGAGAAAGGGGAGGAGGCCGGACGCTTCTCCGTGCCTGGACAGCGGATCAGCATCAGCGAAACCCGGCGCACTTCGGCTGGCAAGTCCACGGCCCGTGCCGCACACCTGGCCACGATCGGCAAGGTGCTCCGCGCCATCGGCACTCTGCCATTTCAAGAGCAGCAGTTTGGGCACTACCTCTATCACCCATGCATGACGCTGGCCCACGTCCTGAACGCTGAGAAGTTGATCTGGAACTGCGTGGACTTTTCGACCCTGACCGAAGCCAAGGAGGCGAAGGTGCATTGCCTTGTCACCTTGGCCCTGCAGTCTTACAAGGTCGAGGCTCACGACGGCGCTCAGTGGGGGCCCGCTCGTATCGCTGAAGGCATGCATGCGCTTTACGGCGTCCACATCGAGCCCAAGGTATGGGATCGGGACTGGAAAGAAGCGTGGAATTTCCTGCGAGACGCCATTGAAGAAGTGGATATTCGTGTTCAGCAGCCGGTATGGCAGGTCATTCACTCAGAAAAAGAAGAGGTGGCGGCATAAAGATGTTGTCATGTTGGGGTTTTTGAGGTACTTTCCCCATAGTGCACAAGTAACGCGAAACGCACACGAAACCATAAGCCCGGCCGAGCGCCGGGTTTTTTATTATCTTAAATTCGCCGCCATAGCTCCAGTGGTAGAGCAGTCGCCTTGTAAGCGAATGGCCCGGGGTTCGAATCCTCGTGGCGGCACCACATTGGCGAGTAGCACAGCGGTAGTGCAATCGGCTGTTAACCGATCGGTCAGTGGTTCGATCCCACTCTCGCCAGCCAATCAAGGGTTCTCATTGAGGGCCTATTGAGGCCTCGGCATTGATCGAGGCCTTTTCGTTTTCGGCTCCACCACACCCATTGCCCCGAGCTGGGAGTGCTGTGTGAGCTGATTCAATTCCCAAACATGCCCCACGGAGTAGAGCGCATGGAGTATCTACAGCGCCTGCTCGACAAGATCGACAGGTTCGAATTGTTGATTGCGGGCCTGATTGGGGCCGTTGTTGCCAGCTGGTGGCACAAGGATGACTTGTCCGACTGGCGCGCCTGGATGGTGTTCTTGGTCACTGGGGTGGCCTGCTCGCTGTATCTGACGAGCATGGTCAGCGCCTACCTGAATGTCACTGAGCCGAAGATCGTTGCCGGCATTGGCTTCTTGCTGGGCACGTTTGGCGGCTCGCTCCTGGCAGCAATCAACCGAGCCATCAAAGCCGCTGACCTCTGGGCTCTTATCCGCCAGCGGTTCGGGGGAGGCAATCCACCATGAATCTTGAACTGATCAACTCCATCGCCTGCGGCCTGATCGCCCTATGGGCTGCCTGGTGCGTACTGAGCGGGAAGGTGAGAGACGGCATCCTGGGCAAGCTGATCTATTCGGTCATTGCCATCAGCGGGTTCGTCGTGATGACCCGCAGCCAGAACATCTTCTTCGGCCCGACCAGTGCTGGAGTGACTTTCCATGTCGCACTCTGCATGGCCGGTGTACGGCACATGTTCATGGTCACCTGCTGGTTGCGGGTGAAGGCCTGGCTATGCCGAGCGCTGAACTGCGAGCACTGCATGAGCTGCCCGAAAGCGCCTGAAGGTATAGAGCGCCGGAAGCAGTAATCCGCGCCACGTTTTCGAATGCGCCAAATCGTGGCGCGAGACTGGAGTCGCCATGAAATTTCGTAAGAAACCTGTAGTGATTGAAGCGGACCAGTGGTTCAAGAATGGCGATCACCCACTGGATCATGATCCGATCGGCATCGCCAAACCCTCCAGTACAGACTTGGACAAATACGACGAATACAAGCAATTCGAAGGAAAGGTCGTTCGCTACTTTCGGCATCCAGATGTTGCCGGTGTGAGCGGGTGCAAGCACTGCGGTCGGCAAATGCATGTGCACGGCTGGATCGAAACCTTGGAAGGCGGTCACATCGTCTGCCCTGGCGACTGGGTTATCACTGGCGTGCAGGGTGAGCGTTATCCATGTAAGCCTGACATCTTCGCGGCCACCTACGAGGCGGCGTGATGAGCGACCAATCAGGCGAACACGTCCACTACTGGGATGATGGCCGGGGCCGCCGGGAAGTGATCATCGACGGCCAGCCCGTCACGCATGTGATCTGGTGCGACACGAAGGCCGGTGTCGCTGTTGTCGCCGACCAGCCCATCAAGTCATCCGATGGCGAGCATGTCGACTTCCACCCTGTATGGGGTGAGATCACCGTTTTGACCATGGAGGCATCGTGAGTAACGTAACGCGCCTGCGCCACGCGCTGCCAATGAGCTTGGACATCAACGCCGCGATAAGCGCACTCGACAAGGCTATTGCCGACGCCGTGGATGCCGCCAAGACAGCCGGTTTGCCCCAGGGCCTGCTCGTTGGATTGCTCCACGGGCATGCCCATGCACAAACACATCAGATGGTAACCGTATGACGACCATTGCCTACAAAGACGGCGTGATCGCCTATGACTCCCGCCGAACATGCGATGGAAGGATCATCACTGACTGCGCAGACAAGAAGCGCGAGCGCGATGGGCATGTGTTCTTCGGCTCTGGTTCGACCTCTGACATTCTGAACCTGATGGATGCCTTCTTTGGTGCGAAGATTGAAGGGGAGTGTGATGCTCAGGTGATAGTCGTACACGATGGACGGGTGACAGAGATCATCTGGACTGAGGGCCGACTGTTCAAATACCCGGTAGACCACGAATACGCAATCGGTAGCGGTTCGGACAACGCCATCACCGCAATGGACATGGGCGCAACTGCTTTTCAGGCGGTGGAGATGGCTTCCAAGCGCGACACCAGCACCGGCGGCACGATCCGCACGATGATTATTGACGAGGGTATGGCTGATGCAAAGACCAATGCCCCCGGCGTCACTGCTTGAGCTATCCGACCTGATCGACTTCGGCATCCGCCTTGTTCCTGCGCCTGAGGTATGGGATTGGCTACAAGCCGAGATCCTTGCCGACACCGGCACCATTCACAACGAAGACCACGCCCATCTACTGGATGCAGACATCCGGATCATGTGGGCGTCGTCGAGCTTCAACAAGCAGGGGCGCACTGTCCTTGGCCAAGCCGAGCAGGTAGCGTTCCGCGCGGGTGGCTGGCAGAAAGCCCGGATGGAGCAGCAGATGCGTGATTGGTTCGGTGATGTGCCGGGCTTCATCATCACGCTGGCGGCTGACTACTGCGCCCAGTGCAGCGACACCGACTTTTGCGCGCTGGTTGAGCATGAGCTGTATCACATCGCTCACGCCATGGATAAGTACGGGCAGCCAGCCTTCAGCAAGGAGGGGGCGCCCAAGCTGGAGATGCGTGGCCATGACGTCGAAGAGTTCGTCGGTGTGGTCCGCCGCTACGGCGCGAGCCCTGACGTTCAAGCGTTGGTGGATGCTGCAAACAAACCCGCCGAGGTGGGGAAATTGAACATATCGAGGGCTTGCGGAACCTGTCTGCTCAAGCTGGCCTGATTCTTGACAGGCTCTAGACGGATGAGAATCTATGGCGAACCTGAAAAATGAGGTGAAGAGCTTCATCGTTCAGGCGCTGGCGTGCTTTGACACACCGTCCCAGGTGGTGGAGGCCGTCAAGAATGAGTATGGGGTCGTCGTGACTCGCCAGCAGGTTGAGACGCACAACCCTACCAAGGCGGCAGGCAAAGGGCTTGCCGTTAAGTGGCAGACACTTTTCCACGATACCCGAAAGCGTTTCCGCGAAGACACAGCGGAGATACCGATCGCAAACCGCGCGTATCGCCTCCGAGCCTTGGGCCGCATGGCCGAAAAGGCCGAGACAATGAAGAATATGGCGCTTGCCACTCAGATCATTGAGCAAGCAGCCAAGGAAACCGGGGATGTCTACGTCAATCGCCGCGTTGAGCCTGACAAATCGCTGGATGAAGAAATCAAACGGCTTGAGATCGAGAAGCGTAAGGCTGAGCTCAAGATGATAGAGAAGGGCGGCGGCAACTCAAACGCCCAACTGCTGGCCGATTTGATCGCGAGGCTGCCGTCATGATCGCGAACACCGGCAACCTGATGCTGGATCGCCAGTTGTCTCGTTGGTACCCGCTCAAGGATCACCCGGTGCAGCTCGCCCTGGTGGCAGCCGTGTCGGAAGGCATTCGTTTTCCATTGGTGCCGGCTGGTCGACGTAGCGGCAAGACTGAGCGTTTCAAGCGCTTCGTGGTGAAGCAGGCATCGGCGTACACCGGCATGTACTTTGCCGCCGCACCAACGCACGCCCAGGCCAAGAAGATCTTCTGGGATGACCTCAAGGCCTTCACACTGTGCTGCATGCACAGCCGCCGGCCGTCCGAGTCGGACCTGATCATCTACCTGGACAACGGTAGCGAGATTCACGTAATCGGCCTGGACAAGCCGCAGCGGATCGAGGGTATTCCGTGGACTGGTGGCGGCATCGACGAGTTCGCCGACATCAAGCCGGATGCCTGGGAGGCAAACATTCTCCCGGCGCTCAATACCGTCAACCCGACCATGCCGGATTACCGGGCCTGGTGCTGGCTGCTCGGCGTACCGGACGGCCTGAACCACTATTACGACCTGTGCATGCAGGCGGAGTCGGGCAATGACCCGAACTTCCGCGTGTTCCATTGGAAATCGGCCGAGATTCTTCCGGCTGACGTAATGGACGCGATGAAGCGGGCCATGTCGGCCAAGCAGTTCAAGCAGGAATTCGAAGCTTCGTTCGAAACGGCGTCGGGCCGGATCTACGAGGACTACAGCAAGGCGAACACCACGAGCGCAGCCATTGAGCCGCATGAGCAGCTGATGTGGATGCATGACCAGAACTTCACGCCTCTATCATCTGCGATCGGTGTCCGGCGCAACGATGGCAAAGACCTCTATCTGCTGGATGAGATCGTGCTGATCAGTGCGGTATCGAAGCAGTCGGCTGCTGAGTTCGTGGACAAGTTCAAGGATCACAAGAACAAACACGTCCTGATCTACGGCGACCCGGCAGGCAAGGCGGGCGAGAAGCACGGCCACGCGTCTGACTACACCGACATCGAGGGCGTGCTCAAGGCTAATGGCTGGACGTACACGCGCAAGGTCAAGCCAGCGCACCCGTCCATCAAGGACCGGCAGAACGCCGTCCGGGCGAAGATCCTGACTGCCTCAGGCGAAACCAGCTTGTTCATCAACCCTGTCACCGCCCCCTGGTGCCATAAGGGCTTGAGTACGGTTCAGCTTCAAATGGGCTCGACCTTTCAGGAAGACCAGAAGAACGACTACCAGCACATCACCACAGCGATCGGCTATTGCATCGACGTTGAGTGGCCGTGCATCAAACGCACAGGCGGAACACGCCGAATTGGAGGCTTGGCCTGATGCCAGTGCAATCGACAAACCCCGACTACGACGCGCACATCGCCGAGTGGGAGATGATGGACGACGCGCTTGAGGGTGAGTGCGCGGTGAAGCGCAACGAGCGCAATCTGCCAAAGCCGAGCGGCATTGTCGAGGCGGAAAAGCTCGAAGGCGCGGGCAACAAGTATCTCTACGAAAACTACACGAACCGGGCTCAATACGAGCATTGGGTGCGCGACTCGTTGCGGTCGATGATGGGATTGGTCTCGCGGCTTATACCGGAGATCGAACTGCCTGCCGGGCTGAAGGGATTGGAGGATAACGCCACCTCTGACGGCTTCGGCCTGAAGCAGCTGTTCTTCCGCATGGTGCGTCAGGCTATCTCCCACGGAAGGGTGCCGCTGGTGGTGAACATCGACGATAGCGGCGAGCCGTACTTCTCGACCTACGCGACGCGCAACGCGATCAACTGGGACACTGCTGACCAAGGCGGCCGGCAAGACCTGGTCCTCTCGGTGTTCCGCGAATTCCGCAAGAAGGGCGGAGACCGATATAGCCATGACTGCGACACGGTGTTCCGTGAGTTCTTCATGCAGGGCGAGGTCTGCTACACGGCCGTGCGCAACGAGGCTGGCGAACTGATCGACGATGAACGGCCGCTGGGCACTACCGGTACCAACAACCGTCTCGTCAAAGGTCTGGCCTATTTGCCCGTAATCTACTGCGGCTCGACCGACAATTCACCGGACGTCGACGAGGTGCCGCTGCTGACCATGGCGCGGGCCGCGTTGAAGTCCTATCAGATCAGTGCTGACTACTTCAGCTCGCTCCACCAGACCAGTCACCCGCAGCCGTGGGTTTCCGGCCTGGATCAGGCAGTGGAACTGAGCGTCACCGGCCCTTCGGCGGCCTGGGACCTTGGTCCGAATGGCAAGGCTGAATATCTGGAGTTCAAGGGCACCGGCATTGAAGCCAATCGCAAGGCCATGGACGACCAGAAGAACGCCGCGCTTGAGGCCGGCGCCAAAGTCATGGACGTGGCCGGCACCGAGTCGGGCGAGGCGCGTAAAACACGCCAGAACGACCAGCACGCCACATTGCACAGCATCGTCATCACTGTGGCCGAGGCGGTAGAGCAAGGCCTGCGTTACGCAGCTGATTGGAAGGGCTACGACCCCAAGCAGGTCACATTCAAGGTGAATCCCGAATTCGTGACCCCAGTCGTCGACGCCCAGGTGCTTGCCGAGCTGCTCAAAGGCGTGATGGCCGGCACGATCAGCGCCGACACCTACTGGCAGTACCTCACCACCGGTAAGCTGCCGGAACGCCCATACGAAGACGAAGCCGAACTGATCAGCGATGAACGCGAGTCGGCCGGCATCAACTTGGACAAAGACGATGCCATCGACAAACCTGGTGCAGGCGGACAGTCAACTGCTGGAGCAGACGACGCGCCACTCGGTAATGCTGGAGCGGCTTAAGGCCGGCGAGGTCAAGAAGTTCGAGAAGTACCTGCGCCAGATCGACACTGTTGTGCGGGAGCAGTTGACCCGCAAAGAGCTGACCACCTACAGCCGGGATCGCCTTGAGCAGTTCCTGGCACGGGTGGACGGCAAGCTGCTGGACATCTACAAGGCCTACGGCGACCTGGTGCAGGCCGATCTAGTCGATATCGCGCTGTATGAGTCGACCTTCGAGGCCAACAGCCTGAGCAATGCGCTGTCCATCGACGCCGTGGTGCCGAGCAACGCGGTGATCCGCGCGGCGGTGTTCTCCTATCCGCTGCAGGTGAAGGGGATCGACGGCGGCAAGCTGCTCAAGAGCTTCGTCAGCGGCTGGACACGCACCGAGACGATGCGCGTCACGAACACCATCCGCCTTGGCTTCGGTCAAGGCCAGACCAACGCCCAGATCATCCAGGCGATTCGCGGTACCGCAGCGCAGAACTACACGGACGGCATACTGGCCGTGAGCAATCGCAACGCTGCTGCCGTTGTGCAGACGGCAATCCAGCATGTGGCCACCACGGCGCGAATGGAGACACTGAAGGCCAACAGTGACGTGGTGTTGGGCTACCGCTGGGTGTCGACGCTCGATCGCAAGACCTCGCAGCAGTGCAAGGGCCTGGATGGAATGCGCTTCGACCTGGGTAAAGGCCCGCTGCCGCCGGCGCACATCAAATGCCGGTCAACCACAGTGCCGACTACCAGGCTTTCGGAGATGTTTGCCAAGGACGCAACGCGCGCCTCGGTGGGCGACAACGGCGGGGCGCAGGTCGAGGCGGGGCTGAACTATTACGAGTGGCTGGCAACGCAACCGGCGAGCTTCCAAGATCACGCCCTCGGGCCGGTCCGAGGCAAGTTGTTCCGCGATGGCGGGCTGACGCCGGAGAAGTTCGCCAAGCTGCAACTCGATAAGTCGTTCAAGCCGCTGACCTTGGCGCAGCTGAAGGACGCGGAGCCTGACATGTTCACCCGAGCAGGCGTTACACTCGGCGCTCCACCGGGTTGAGATAGCACATGCACATCATCGTTGAGGACGGGAAGGGCAGGCCAGACGCGAATAGCTTCGTGCCGCTGGAGAAGCTGACCTTCTACCGCGACTACTACGGGTTCCGGATACCTGAAGCTGAGGTTGACCAGGTCGAACTGCTGCTACGCGCTGCGGCCGACATCAACGGTCGCCAGTGGAAAGGGCGTAAGGCCAATCCTGAGCAGGCAATGGCCTGGCCCCGGCGCGACTGCAAAATCGAATACCAGACGCTGTCCGAGACGTTCGTGCCCTTTGAGCTTGAATGGGGCCAAGTCCGGCTGGCGGTCGAGCTGTACGCAGCCGGTGAAGGCTTCCAGATTGAAGAGCCAACGCATTGCACTGAGCCGAATGGCCGGCGCACGCGGCTCAACCGCGATAAGCCAGGCTTTCGCATGCGGCCGCCGCCATACGCGCCGAGCAGGACGCAGCTCGCCGATTACCTTGTCATGCGCGGGCTCTCGATAGTCCGATAAAACACAGAATTCACACCAAACCGCCCAATGGGCGGTTTTTTATTGCCTGCAAAGCGGGCCGACCAAACCCAAGGGGTGCACCAAGTGGCAGACGAAAACCAGATTGATCTTGAAGACCCGGCAGTTCAGGCCGCCATCGCTGCAGCTGTCGAGTCTGCGACCCTGGGCCTCAAGAACAAAAACACCGAGCTGCTTGGCTCGCTCCGGACCACCAAAACCGAGCTGGACGGCTTCAAATCCCAGTTCGAAGGCCTGGACATCGCCGCAGTGAAAGGTCTGCTGACCAAGGTTGGCCAGGATGAAGAGACCAAGCTGATTGCCGAGGGCAAGCTGGACGAGGTCATCACCCGCCGTACCGAGCGCCTGCGCACCGACTACGACACCAAGCTGGCAGCCGAGAAGGCCCGTGCCGATAAGGCCGAACAATTTGCAGCCAAGTACAGCGACAAGGTGCTGGCCGACTCCATCCGCGCTGCTGCCATCAAGGCCGGCGCACTCCCCGAGGCTGCCGAGGACATCATCCTGCGCGCCCGGGGCACTTTCAAACTCAGTGAAGACGGCGAGGCGATTGCCACCGACCGTGACGGCGAGGTCGTTTACGGGAAGGACGGGAAAACCCCGCTGTCGCCGCTCGAATGGGCGGAATCGCTGCGTGAAACAGCAACACACCTGTGGCCAAGGGCTCAGGGTGCCGGTCCGACCGGCGATCAAGGTGGCAAGGCCACGAAGAAGTTTTCCGACATGACCGAAACCGAGCGCACCGCACTCTACAACGCGGATCCGGCGAAATATCGCCAACTGCGCGACGCCACCACACAGGAGTAACACACTATGGCGACTACTCGCCTTTCCGACGCAGTAATCCCCGAGGTCTATGCCGATTACCAGGCAGAGAACACCCCGGAGAAAACCGCGTTTTTTGAATCCGGCGTTGTTGTACGCAACGAGATGCTGGACACCAAAGCCAAGACCGGCGGCCAGGAAATCCAGATTCCGTTCTGGCGCGATCTTGACGCATCGGTTGAGCCAAACGCATCGAACGATGATCCGGCGGACATGGCTTCGCCGAATAAGCTGGGTTCTGGCCTGCAGAAGGCTCGCATCAGCTACCTGAACCAGGGCTATTCGGCCTCGGATTTGGTAGTTGAGCTTTCGGGCTCCGATCCGATGCAGCGCATCCGCAATCGATTCGGCACCTACTGGCAGCGCCAGTGGCAGCGTCGCGTGATTGCGTCCGCTGTGGGTGTGCTCGCCGACAACGTAGCCAACGACAGCGGCGACATGGTCTTCGATGGCAGCGCAGCGCTCTGGTCGCGCAAAGCCTTCACTTCCGCCGTGTTTACCCTGGGCGATGCCTTCGGCCAGCTGTCTGCAATCGCGGTTCATTCCCTCGCCTACAAGCAGATGGTCGACGCTGACGACATTGACTACATCAAGGACAGCCAGGGCAACCTGACGATCCCGACGTTCATGGGCCAGCGTGTCATCGTCGATGACTCCATGCCGGCCATCAGCGCTGGTGACCCGGCGACGATCACCACCACCGCCGTGCTGTTCGGTGCTGGTGCGTTCGGCTATGGCGAAGGCGACCCAGAAATGCCGGTCGAGATCGAGCGCCAGGCGCGGGCCGGCAATGGCGGCGGCGTTGAGACCTTGTGGGAGCGCAAGACCTGGATCCTGCACCCGTTCGGCTACCAGTTCACCGGCGACGACATCACCAATCGGGCGAACCTGCGCGGCCGCACCGGCGCGGACACGACCGTTGATGAGTTTTCCCCGCTGCTCGCCGACCTACGCAAGGCCGCCAACTGGAACCGCGTCGTGGATCGTAAAAACGTCCCTATCGCATTCCTGAAAATCAAAGGCGCCTGACCGATAAGCGAGGGCTTCGGCCCTCGCGATGATGGGAGAACATCATGGAAAACGACGAAATCAAGCCAGGTGAGCAACTGACGCTTGCCCAGATCAACCGACTGGTCAAGCAGGCGCAGGAACAGCAATCTCCAACTCCAGGCTCTGGCCTGCGCGAAGACGGCCCAACTGTCGAAGAGTTCATCGCGTCCGGTTACAAGGCGAGCAACTACCCTCCAGCTGGGTATGCGTCTCGCAGCACAGCCGAGGAAATCGCGGCGGCTCTGGAGGCCGAGAAGGGAGCCCCTGAAACCGACCCTCTGAAAATGAAGGTCCCCGAGCTGAAAGAGTGGCTGACCGAGAAGGGCATTGCCTTCGGCCCGTCCGCCAAGAAAGAAGACCTGCAGGCCCTGGTGCCAGCGGAATAAGGACAAGCACATGACCGATTACATCACCGTCGCCGATGTTGACGCCCAGCTCGGTCCCGACTGGGCCGGCACCGGTGATCCGGTCCTTGCTGTGACCATGGCCAATGCCTGGCTCACGGCCAAGATTAAGCGGGCTGTTACCGATCCGGTCCCTGCCGAGATCAAAACAGCCGGCGCCCAAGTCGCCAAAGAAGCAGCGGCGGGCAAGCTGTATACGGCCACCCAGAAGGAAGTGCAGAGCAAGACGGTCTCGGCTCAGTCCGGCACGTCAGTGAGCAAGACATACGTCTCCGGTTCCACCGATCAGTCGGCTGGTGTGAACTTCGCCCTGGCTTTGCTGGAGCCTTGGATCAAGCGCTCCGGCGTGATGATGCTGAAAAGGATCTGATCATGGGCATGCGCGAAGAGATCCAAGCCGAACTGGCCGAGGCGTTCGACGATCCCGATGGTCTGGCCGACGCGGTTAAACCCGTCACGGGCGTGCGCAAGGTTGCGGGCGAGTATGACCCTGACCTGGGCGGCGAAACGCCCGAGACCACCGTCACGTACGTGGGGCGCGGTGTCTTGGGCAGCTACCTGTCCAAGGAAATCGACGGCTCCCTCATCCAGACCACTGACAAGAAGCTGCTTGTGCTGCAAAACGAGCTGTTCATATCTGAGGACGGTGTGCCGACAGCGGTAGCCGCTGTCCCAGCCATTGGCGATATCGTCAACGGGCTGCGGGTGATGAACGTGTCTGCGGACCCTGCTGATGCAACGTGGACGGCGCAACTGAGGAAATGACATGGCGAACAAGTACGCGAGCATGAACGGCAGCTTTGCCGAGAACATTCGCGACTTCGCTGAGCGCGCCCAGTCTGGTATTGACGCAACCATCCGAGAGATCGTTATCGAGATCGGCAGCAGCGTCATCCGCATGTCTCCTGTGGGCAATACAGAGATCTGGGCGGCGAACGTTGCGCACCGCCAGGCGAACACCCGGGCCGCCGATGACTATGACTTCAAGGTCGCCGTGCGCAACACGCTGATCAACCTCAACGAATCAAACTTCACGAAGGCCGGTAAGCTGCGGCGCGGCGTGAAGTACGCCAAACCCCTGACCAAGACCGAACGTGACCAGAACTTCAATGTGAACGGCCTGGTCGCGGGCAGGGACTACGTCGGCGGGCGGTTTCGGGGGAACTGGCAGTTTTCCATCGGCACGCCGGCGGAGGGCACGCTTGACCAAGTCGACCCGGTTGGTGGTGTGACGCTGGCCAAGCTGCGACTACAGGTCCAGGCACTTACGGCTGGCGAGACAGCCTACATCGTGAACAATCTTCCGTATGGCATCCCGCTGGAGTATGGGCATTCGACCCAGGCGCCGGGCGGGATGGTCCGGATCACCCTGGCCCGCTTCCAGCAGATCGTCGACGAAGCCACAAGGAACAACCAGGTATGAGCCACGCAATTATCGCGTCGATCTACGAGGCCAAGTTACTTGCCTGGAGCAAGGCGCGGGCAGAGCCCATCAAGGTCGTGTTCGAAAACACTCAGTACGATCCGGCGGACGGCGAGGCCTATCTGCGGGCGTTCATGCTCCCAGGCGACACCGCAAGCAGCACGCTTGCCGGCGACCACCGCGCATTCATCGGCGTCTACCAGGTCAGCATTGTGGCTCCGGCCAATACCGGCAAGACCAAGACGAACCCACTTGTGGTTGAGTTGACCGCGCTGTTTCCGCTTTACGCGAGAGACACGAAGGCCGGCATCACCGTCGTCACGATGTCACCGGTCGACCCTGGCCCGGGCATCCCCGATCCACCGACTTTCACCGTGCCGGTTTCGTTCGAATACCGAGCAGACATCGCCATCTGATTACGCCCGTTGGGCAAACCCTGAAACCCGCCTCTGTGCGGGTTTTGTCATTTCTGAAAAGAGGAAACACCCATGGCCGGCATCCAAATGCCCAACGGCGCCACCTTCGAGATTGCAGCCACCTACGGCCCCGCGATCCCATTCACTACCTTGACGAACGCCAATCCAGCCGTCGCTACCGCGGCAGCGCATGGCCTGGCCGAAGGCGATGTCATCGCCGTCAACTCCGGCTGGACTCGCCTTGAAGGGCGTGGTGTTCGTGTCGGCGAGATCGCCAGCGGCACTTTCGCGCTGGAAAACGTGAATACCCTCAACGTCCAGCAGTATCCGGCCGGCTCGGGCATTGGCTCGGTGCGTGAGGTGACGGGTTTCACTGAGATTTCGCAAATCACCGAGCTGAATTCCAGCGGCGGCGACCAGCAGTTTCTGACCTTTGGCTTCCTGGCCGACGACGATGATCGTCAGATGCCAACAACCAAGAACCCGATCACGCTGACCATCACAGTCGCCGATGATCCTTCCAAACCCTACGTAGAGGTCTGCGAGGCCGCTGACGACGACAAGCAGGCCCGTCTGTTGCGCCTGAATCTGCCCGGCGGCAGCAGCATCATCTACAACGGCTATGTGTCGATCACCTCGACGCCGACCATGTCCCGCAACAACCTGATGACCCGTGTTATCAGCATCGCTCTGACCGGTCGCCCAACCCGTTACGCGGCAGTGGTGTAACCCATGGCCAAGTTCAAGCTGATCCAAAAGCCGACTTTCAAGGCGCCGGTCATGATCCAGCGGGCGGGTTACAACGCGGAAAAAGTGGAGTTCGAGTTCAAGTATCTGGACCGAACGGCGTTGGCCGAGCTGTATACCACCTGGAACGAGCGACACGACGAGCTGAGCAAGCTGGTCGGCGATATGGACCTTAAGGCGTTCACTGCCGCCCAGATCGAACTGCAAGCCGATCAGCTTCTCGACGTGGTCGTCGGCTGGGACATCGAGGAAAAGTTCACGCCTGAAAACGTGCGCATCCTCGTCAATTCGATCAACTCGGCGCCGAAGGCGGTGCTGAACGCGTACGCCGAAGCCTTCAGCGAGGCCCGCCTGGGAAACTCCTAAGCGCCTCACGCGCGCTGTATGAGCCAGGGCCGTCAGATGCTGATCTGATGGCCTTCGGATTGTCTCGCCAGGACATCCCCGACAAGGAGGTCGGCATCTGGCCCGATAACTGGGACGCCTTCAAAGTCTTCGAAGCCATGAGCACCCAGTGGCGCACAGGCGCGTGCGGCGCAACAGGTATGGACTACAGCGTTCTCTCCGGTGTGATTCGGATGTGTGGCGTACCGATCAGTCAGCGACAAACCATTTTCAGCGACTTCCGGCGGATGGAGGCTGAAGCCTTGCAGGTGATGGCTGAGCAGCGGGAGAGTGCGAGGGGCGCCTGATCCTCAGGCACCGAAATGCAAAACAACCATGACGCGGCATGGCCGCAGGAGCAGTGTATGAATCAGCCTTTTGAAGTAAGTGACCGTAAGCCCCGAATCAACGGCGAAGTCATTATTGATGCTGGCCGGTTCGCTGGCATTGGCATTGGTTTACCAGATGAGCTTGCTGCGGATGCTCATGAGAAAGCCGACCTGATTGAACGTCGGCTTTCAAGGATCGAAGAAACGATTGGCCTCGGGCCTATTTGTGGGAGTTGAAGAAGGCTGCGATTGCTTTTCGATCAGGCGCTACGTCTTTTGCAGTCGGATAGGAATCCGCGATTTTTAATGCGTAGGCCTGTGCGGCTTCAACAGCTCCCGTCCCCTGTGCCGCTTTCAATTGACTGGCAAGGCCAGAGACTATGCAGCTCAGAGTCATTATCGATGAGCCTGTATAATTAATTGCATCTTGGGCTGAGTTGCTCACATTGACCTCCAGGTCATAAACGCGCCGATATTGGCGCTATCCCAGTCCTTGGGCTTGCAGGCGTAGGACTGGGAAATCCTTGCGTGAAGGCGCAACGCTACTACGGCGCGGCTGTGCTCGGTTACTGGCATTCCATCCACGCTGGATGCCTGGACAGGATCGGGGCATGAAAAAGCCCGGCAGTCCGGGCTTGGTCATTCAATTCGGCTGTCACGATCATCGTGATAACTGGATTCGCCCTATTTGCTCTTCTCCTCGGATGTGCCCGAAAAAGCGTCATAAAGAGGCGTGTCGCGGATTTCATCCAAATAGTCCTTGGGCGCGAAGAAACGCGCCGAAGCGTTAGTAATTGCGTCGTCTGGATCTCCTAGAAGCTCGAGGTTTCCTTCTGATTCCGCAGCACTCACCAGCGCCTTGATCATGAACTTGCCGAGGTACTGGTTTCTCTCGGCCTCGCTCAAAGGGGCGTAATCCAGCGTAATCTTTTTATGCTGGTCTCTTGTGAAGTGAAGAGAGCACCTGATCGGCCCAAGCTTCTTAAATGTCACTTCGAATAGGAGTTCAACGTCATCGTCCCGTGGAGTGGTGTCCGGGAAGTGATCGCGGGACATAGGCTTTTCTAGGTCCTCGGGAGGCGATACGCCAAGTACAGAAGCGAGCTTGGCCATCACGGTTTTGCGCGGCCTCGCAACTCCCGCCTCGTATCTGGAAATCTGAGACGGAGAAACGCCCACGGCATCGCCGAGCTCTTGCTGCGTAAGGTTGTTCAGGCCCCGGAGGTAGATCAGGTTGTTCGCAAATTCTTCAGTCATGGTTCCACCTTGTATTGCGCAAGCGTACTACAAACGCACAAAAAGCAAAATTTGTTTGACTGACGCACAAAACGCATTAGACTCACAAAACGCAAACAAGGAGGCGTTATGAAAGCCCTGAAAATCACTACCGCTGTGCGAATGCTGTGCGAAATGCGAGAGACGCTTGAGATGAGGGCCGCTGAAAACGGCCGCAGCCTCAGCGGCGAAATCGTATTCCGGCTGAGAAAATCCCTTGAGCAGGAACAGAACCATGAAAAACAGCAGGCATGAAAAAGCCCCAACGCTGGCAGGCGGAAGGGCTTGTGATGTGAAAACTTTCGACGGAGATCACGGGATGAATGTTACCACAGTTGTTGACATGCGCAAATTCGTAGAGGCTAGAGATGGCAAGGCCTTCACAACGACACACCAGGTAGCTCTCGCCTTTGGAAAGCTTCATAACCACGTTCTCGCGAAGGTCCGAGCGCTGGAGTGCTCTGATCAATTTTTAACCGACAACTTTTCGTCGGTTCAATTTGAGCATCGCGGCAACACCTACGAAGCTTTTGAAATGACCAAGGACGGTTTCATGTTCTTGGTGATGGGTTTCACCGGAAAATCGGCCGCCTCTATCAAGGAAGGCTACATTGATGCCTTCAATGATATGGCGAAGCGCCTGGGCATGAACCCTGAAACTATTGTTGGGGATCTCGTCGGGGCCGTGATTGGCACCAGCGGCGAACACGTTCTTGATCGCGTAATTGACCAGAAGGCATCCCCAATTCCTCATTCACTCCAGCGCAGTTTCAAGCACACCATGAAGAGTAGGCTTCGCTCGCGCTTCAATGTGCAGCGCACTGCGCTCATTCCGGCTGAGAATTTGTCGGACGCCTGTAATTTTGTAGTGGCTTACGCGCTGGAAGGTGAATGGATCGGAAGAGAAATCTCGCCGTCCGACAAGGTGAAGTGGTCCGCACAGCGTTGGCTCCAAGAGTCTCCGGCATATGTCCAGCGGACAATGACCGAGATGCAGGGGCGGGGCAACATGATGCTCACGCCTCAAATGCTGTTCGGCGGTGATAGTGTTTCTCCAGCCCTCAGGGCTATTTCCGAGCTTGAGAAGCAGGGGCATGACCTGGAGGCATGCCGGTTTGAGGTGCAAGCACTCAAGCATCACCTCGAGGGCGCTCACTACACCATTCAATCGCTACAGATGCTGATCGAGCGTAGCGATGGGAAGGGCGTTCGATTTCCCATGGCTCAGCCTGGGCACGCAGCTTAAATTAGACCTGCTGTAGGTCGGCCCCGCACATGCGGGGCTTTCGTGTTGCTGTCTCGTTGGTGATAAAGTCCCGCGATAACTCAACGAGGGAACGACATGAAATTATTCGTAGGTGCTCTGGCGGTAGCGTTGCTGGCTGGTTGTGCGACTTCACCGGTTCCGTCCGACAAGGCTCGCCCAGCGCCATCCGAAAGGGTAAGCGGTTACCAAAAGCCAGTGTCTGGTGGTAGTTCGCTAATCGTGACGAGAGACACAGGGTTTCTCGGCGGCGGCTGCTTCGCGACCATCTTCCTAAATGGTGCTCCCGTGGCAAAGCTGGACACCGGCGAGAAGGCTGTCTTCCAGGTGCCTTCCGGTGAGTGGTTGTTAGGCGCCGCATTGGATGGTTCAGCACTTTGCGCAGCGAACCCCGAACGGATGGAAACATCAGTAGTTTTGAAGCAGGGCCAGCAAAAGAAATTCAGGGTTTTCCTTCCTGCTGGTGGTGGGTCGATAGCCGTGCAGCCGAGCAGCTTCTAAGTATCTAAGGAGAAGTTGATATGTCACAGGTTATCGTTTTGGGTTGGCTCATTGTTGCCGGACTCACGGCCGTGGCGGCACACGCGAAGAACAGGTCGGCTTTCGAAGGGTTTTTGGTGGGGATTTTCTTTCCTGTTCTTGGAATGGTCATTTACATAATAATCAAGCCATCCCCGGGAAAATCATCGTCTATTAAAAATGGGCTTCTTGTTAACTCTAGCGGGGAGAGGGCGTGCCCTAGCTGCTCAGAGTTTGTAAAAATGCAGGCGTCCAAGTGCAAGCACTGCGGAAGCGATCTGACGCCAATCACTGACGCTGAAGCAAAGGCTGCGCACGACGCTGTGTATGGGCCCATGAGAAGCCACCGAACTATTCTCGTTTTGTTGTTGGGAATAGCTGTTGTGGCTTTCGGATATTTTAATCAGCACTAAATAAACACCTTCACAAACCCGTTCCGGCGGGTTTTTTATTGCCCGGAGAAAACTAATGAGCACCAACTTCGCCTCCCTGGGCATTGCAGTCGAGTCCTCACAAGCAGCGAAGGCCGCTGACGACCTGGATAAATTGGTCGACTCGGCAGAAGGTGCACAGAAGGCGATCGACGACCTAGGCAAGACTAGTGAAGGCTTGGCCAGCACGGGCAAGAAGATCACTCAGGCAGAAAATGAGGTAGCTCAGGGCGTCGATAAGTCCACTGCCGCGATAGATCGCAGGTCCGGTGCAAACCGCAAAGCGACTGAAAGCGCCGCCGCAGAGATCACCGTTATCAGCCAACTCGACAAGGCGATGACGGGCAATATCGACAGCATTGAATCCTTAGTGCGGGCAGAGGGTTTGTTGGAGCGCGCTCGTAAAGGCGGCTTGGTCACTATCGAAGATCAGGCAAAGTATCAAGATCAGCTGGGCAAGGCCTACGACAAAATAGAGAAGGCCGAAGCCAAGGAGTTGGCGCAGAAACAGAAGCTGATTGATGCCGAAAACCGCCAGATTGAGGCGCTGAAACGCACCGTCAACGGGATTGACCCGGTGACCGCCAAGCTAGCGAAGTTAGAGACCCAAGAGAAAGCGCTAAACGACCTGCACAAAACAGGTCAGATAGATGCCGAACGATACCAGGATGCCCTGGCCAAGATCGGTAAGGACCGTGCCGGGCTGACCGCGACGGAGACTGCGTTCGACAAATTGAAGCTCGGCACTCGCCAGGCCCAAGAGAACGTAATGCAGCTTGCCAACGCCCTGCAGTCGGGCGATCTGGGGAGCGGTGCGCGAGCCATTGCACAATTGGGTGCTGGTGCCGGCGAATCAGCGCGAAGTCTGGCGGGGATGATAATTCCAGCCGGCCTGCTGGTGGCCGTTCTTGGGTCGCTTGGCTACGCCTATTTTGATGCAATGAAGCAGGCTCGCGAGTTCAATGCCGCAATTAATGGCGGAACCAACGGCGCCGGCCAGACAATTGCCAGCTTGAAGGATATGGCCGACGGCGCCGGGCGAATCACTGGAAATCTATCCGGCGCGCGTGAAGCGGTTGTGTCGCTTGCTTCGGGGGCCGCCACCAGTGGTACACAGATGCGCAACCTGGCTGAGGCTGCAGCAGCGATCAGCGAGATCACGGGGCAGAGCGCTGCAGAGCTAGCAAAGTCATTCGCCACTGCCGGTGATACAGCTACTGAGGCTGCGGGCAAGATCAGCAGCCAGTATGGGCTACTGACCCTCGATCAGTACCAGGTGATCAAGGGGATTGATGACCAGGGCGATCATCAGCGCGCGCTTGATGTCCTGAGTGGCAATTTGAATGAGGCGGCGTTAGAGCGACTCAAGGCCTATCGCGGGTCTCTATCCGATATTGAGCGAGACTGGGACGACGTCGGTGAAGCTACGAAACGCGCTTACTCATATATTAGGTCGGAAGCTTTCCCAGACCTCGCAAAGCAGATCGAGATTACCCAGCGCGTGCTGGATACCCGCAAGGGTGGCGGATTCGCCGGCGCAGTCTCCAGCGGGCTGAGCTCGCTCAATACTGCGCTAGGCTTGGGTACCGGCGAGCATGACGACTCCACTGAGGCGCTGGAGAAGAAACTCGCGAGCCTGAAGGCCAGGCAGGCAGCCAGTGCCAATCTGGCAATCATCACTGGCGAGAACACCGACGCAAACCAGAAAGCTATCAAGGTCCAAAAAGAACTGGATGCGCAGCTCGATGAGATTAACCCTCTAAACAAGCGCTCAGCGGGGCTGGACAAGCTCAACGACAAATTCAGAACGCTTTACGAGAACGCTGAGAGGACGGGCCAAAAGTCCAAACTTCTGGATGGCGTCGATTTTGACGGTAAAAAGTTCTCAGGAGGTGCTTACGACACCTTGCTGAAAGGGCTCAACGACAAAAACAAAGACCCCAAGGCCGCCAGCTCTCAAGTCGACCTGACCAGCTTCAACAACGCCAAAAACAACCTGTCCGACATCGTCAATGAATACCGGAATACCCAGAAGGAACTGGAGGCTCAGCAGAAAGCCGGCGTGGTATCGCTGTCGGACTATGCGAAGCAACGCTCAGCCCTGATCAATCAGGAAAAGGACGATGTCACGGCGGCATACCAGGCTGAGATTGACGCACTGGAAGCGGCGAAGGGCAAGAAGTCCACGACGGCGGCGCAAAGCATCCAGATCGACCAGAAGATTGCCGATGCGCGGCAGGGGATGGTCAAGGCTCAACAGGAATCGGACAGCGAACTAGCAGTGATCGCCACCAATGAGCAGGGACGGCTCAAGAAGCAGGAACTAGCCATCAAGTCGTACACCGATGCGCTTGATCAACAGAACGCGGCGTTGCAACGCGCCGGTAGCCGGGCAGCGGAAGGTGTGGGCCAGAGTGACCGCCAGAACGCCATCAACGGTGACCTGAACGGTATTTCAGACCGCGCCAACCAGCAACGCCTGGATCTGGCACGCGACAAAGCCGACGCTTCCCGCAACATGAGTGCAGATGAGTACCAGGCCAAGCTTGAGGCGATCAATCGCAGCGAGCGCGACCTGACGCAGACCACGCTGAGCAACTACGAGCAGATGTCTGTGGCCCAGAGCGACTGGCGGAACGGGGCGACCTCTGCGTTCAGTAACTACTTGGACTCGGCTCGGGATGTGGCCGGGCAGACTCGCAGCTTGTTCACCAACGCCTTCAGCTCCATGGAAGATGCGGTCGCCAACTTCGCCACCACCGGCAAGTTCTCGTTCTCGGACTTCACCAAGTCGATCATCGCCGACATGGCACGCATTGCCACCCGGCAGGCAGCGTCTGGTTTGCTTTCGAGCATCGCAGGTAGTGCGCTGGGCGCGTACCTCGGTGGCGGCGCGGCGACCGGCGCTGGCAGCTTCGGCTCCAGCATCGGCGGCGCGATAACCGCCAACGCCAAGGGCGGTGTTTACGACTCGCCAAGCCTGTCCAGCTTCAGCAACCAGGTGCACGATAAGCCGCAGATGTTCGCGTTCGCGAAGGGCGCTGGCATCTTCGCCGAGGCTGGGCCGGAGGCAATCATGCCGCTAACCAGAACGGCCGGCGGTGAGCTTGGTGTCCGTGCGCTGGGCGGTGGTGGCGGTGGTGGAGGAGGCGGTGGCAACACCTACAACTTCCCCGTCTCGGTCTCCGTGCAAACGGCTGGCGAGGGCGGAAACGCGACACAGGAAGACACCACGCAGGCCGGTCGGAACATCCAGCAGGCCACCAAAGCGGAAGCTGAGGCAGCCATTGCGCGCGGCGTTCAGCCTGGCGGGGCTATCTGGCGAGCCATCAACGGGAGGTAATAATGGCGATTGAAACGTTCACCTGGGCCACCCAGCACGGGGAGGCCCCGACACTTGAATATAGGACCCGAGAATCTCGATTCGGGGGGGATATAAGCAAACGGTCGGGGACGGGCCAAACAACAAAGAAGATGCCTACCCCGTCACGCACACCGGTACCACATTCACGGCGCTCAAGATAATGGAGTTCTTCGACCGGCATCAGGGTGCGAAGGCCTTCTTGTGGACCACGCCACTGGGCCAGCTCGGCCTGTTCACCTGCAAAAACCCAACCCCAACCCCTATGGGTGGTGGCGTATTCAAAGTGACGGCGACGTTCGAGCGCGCCTTCCACCCGTAAAGGTCAATCCATGTTGCTGATCAACGCTATCCAGACTCTTGAGCCTGGCAACGAAGTCATGCTGTTCGAGCTGGACGGCAGTGATTACGGCGCCGATGTTCTGCGCTTCCACGGTCATGCGATCCCGCATACGCCTGCCGAACTGATCGCCGCCGGCGGCAATGCTGACCAGCTGCCGGCCAAGTCGATCTGGTGGAAGGGCGAAGAGTACGGCGCCTGGCCCATGCAGTACGAGGGCAGCGAGGCGAACGGAGACGGCACCGCAGTACGGCCGAAGTTGTCGGTCGGCAACGTCAACGGGCGAATCACCGCGCTCTGCTTGGCCTTTGAGGATCTGCTCGAGTTCAAGCTGACCATTCGCAATACCCTGGCCGAGTTTCTCGACGCGCTGAACTTCGAAGGCGGCAACCCCACGGCCGACCCCACTCAGGAATCGATCGAGGTTTGGTATGTCGACCAGAAGACCAATGAGGACGGCGAGACGGTCAGCTGGGACTTGGCCAGCCCGGGCGACGTCGGCGGCGAGACGATCGGGCGGCAGATGACGACGCTGTGCCACTGGTGCCTCACAGGTGGTTACCGAGGTCCCAACTGCGGCTACACAGGGCCCTACGTCACCAAGGACGGGGTCGTTACCGACAACCCTGAACTGGATGTGTGCGACGCCACTTTGGGCAAGGGCTGTATCCCCCGTTTTGGCGATGGCAACCCTTTGCCATTCGGCGGATTCCCCGCCGTTTCTTTGATCGCTCGGAGCTGACCATGCGCAAACACATCATTGCTGCCATCCAGGCGCATGCGGCCGGCGAGTACCCGAAAGAGTGCTGCGGGCTGGTACTGGATGTGGGCCGGGCGCAAAAGTATTTCCCGTGCCGGAACATCGCCACGGAGCCAAACGAAGAGTTCAGGCTTGATCCAGAGGACTACGCTGCAGCGGAAGACGCCGGCCAGGTGATCGGCATCGTGCACTCCCACCCGGACGCAACCAGCAGGCCGTCTTCGCGTGATCTGGCGATGTGCGAGGCCACAGAGCTGCCCTGGCACATACTAAGCTGGCCGGAAGGAGATCTCAGGACTATCGCGCCAACCGGCAGCACGCCGCTGCTAAAGCGCCCGTTTGTTCATGGTGTTTGGGATTGCTGGTCAGTCTGCGCTACCTGGTATCAGCGCGAGTGGGGGTTGCAATTCGAAGCCTTCCAGCGCGCCGATGGCTGGTGGGAGAACGCAGACAGCACCAGCCTGTACGAGGCGAACTACGCCGCCGCCGGCTTCGAGCAGGTCGACAGCCCTCAGCGCGGCGACATGGTCGTGATGGAGGTCGGCCGCACAGCTCACCCGAACCATGCAGGGATCTACCTGGGGACTGATCCGACGCTGCCTGGCGAGGAATCAGGCATTTTCGGACCTGGGCCTTTCGTTCTACACCACCTGTATGGCCGGCCGTCAGAGGTAATCGTCTACGGCGGGCCCTGGCTGCAGCGCACCCGTTTAATTCTTCGACACAAGGAGGCCCGATGAGCGCCATCGTTTACTCGCCGATGACCACCATTAAGCTGTCCGGCTCGCTGGCTCAGAAGTTCGGGAGGCTTCACCGACGCCAGGTTGGCTCGGGTGACACCTGGGAGGTATTCCGAGCGCTGAAGGCCACCATAGACGGGTTCGAAGCCGAGATCCGTCGCCTTGATCGGCTCGGGCTGCGCTTCGCCATCTTCCGCAACCGAAAAAACGTCGGATCTGACGCTTTTGGGATGGGCGGAACCAAGGAAGTTCGTATTGTTCCGGTAGTGGAGGGAGCAAAGCGCGCCGGCCTGCTACAGACAATTATCGGTGTCGTTCTCATTGCGGCCTCATATTTCACCGGCGGCTCCACGCTGGCAACCGGCATTGCGCTGACCGCCGGCGGCGTTGTGCAGATGCTCAGCCCGCAGGCGGCAGGCCTCAAGCAAAGCGCATCTCCAGAAAACATGCCCAGCTACGCGTTCGGCTCAGCGAAGAACACCACCGCCAGCGGCAACCCCGTCCCGATCTGCATAGGCGAGCGCCGGTGGGGCGGTGCAATCATCTCGGCGTCGATTTATGCAGAGGACAAAACGTAGACGCAACGCACCAAACAAGCCGGCCATGAGCCGGTTTTTTATTGCCTGGAGGAAAGTATGGGCGCAGCACAAAAGCTGGATATTCGCGGTGCAAAGGGTGGCGAGAGCAAGCCAAAGTCACCAGTAGAGGCGCCCGACAGCCTGCGCTCGACCAACGTGGCCAAGATCCTGATCGCCGTAGGCGAGGGTGAATTTGACGGCACGCCCACCGCGCGCGACATCTTCCTCGACAACACTCCGATTCAGGATGCCAGCGGCAATTTCAACTTCACCAACGTGAAGTGGGACTGGCGGCCGGGCTCCGTCGAGCAGACCTACATCCCTGGTATCCCATCGGTCGACAACGAGACCTCGCTGAATATTGAGCTGCGCAGCGGCACGCCGTGGGTTCAGTCGCTGACCAACCTGCAACTGTCAGCGGCCCGCATCCGCCTGGCCACGCCGCGACTGGCGAGCCAGGACGCCGAAAACAACATCAATGGCTACCGTATCGAGTATGCGGTAGACGTGGCTACCGACGGCGGCGCATATCAGGAAGTTCTGGTGGGCGCCATGGACGGCAAGACCACCACCCGCTACGAGCGGTCTCTGCGTATTGATCTGCCACCAGCTACCAGCGGCTGGCTGATCCGCGTCCGCCGCCTCACGCCAAACTCGCAGAACACCGATAAGATCGCAGACAGCCTCTTCATCGCCGGCTACACCCAAGTGATCGACGCAAAGCTGCGCTACCCGAACACCGCTCTGCTGTTCGTCGAGTTCGACGCCGAGCAGTTCACCAACATCCCGGCCGTTACCGTGAAGTGCAAGGCCCGCCGCTGGCAGGTGCCGAGCAACTATGACCCGGTGGCCCGCACGTACTCCGGCGCATGGGACGGCACGATGAAGGAAGCCTGGACCAATAACCCGGCCTGGATCACTTACGGCATCTGCACTCAGGACCGGTTCGGCCTGGGCCGCCGTATTAAGCCGTGGATGGTTGATAAGTGGGAGCTTTACCGAATCGCGCAGTATTGCGATCAGTTGGTATCGAACGGTGCCGACGGCGTTGAGCCTCGCTTCCTGTGCGACATGAACCTGCAAGGCAAGGCCGATGCCTGGTCCCTGCTGCGCGACATCGCCGGCATCTACCGCGGCATGACTTACTGGGCCCAGGGCCAGTTGGTCATGCAGGCTGATATGCCCAGGTCGCAGGACATCGACTATGTCTTCACCCGTTCCAACGTCATCGACGGCAAAATTTCCTACGGCAGCGCATCGGCGAAGACCCGCTTCACTCGCTGTTTGGTCAGCTACGACAACCCGCTGAACAACTACGACACCGATGTCACGGTTTATTCAGACCTGCCGCTCCAGCGCCGACTGGGCGACAAGCCGACGGAGATCAGCGCCATCGGTTGCACTCGGGCATCAGAAGCCCAGCGCCGCGCCAAGTGGCTGGTGCTGAGCAACAACCAGGACCGCACCATCAGCTTCAGGACCGGCATGGAAGGCCGCATTCCTCTGCCAGGCTTCATTATTCCCGTCGCCGACTCGCTGTTGGCGGGCCGGGAGATCGGCGGGCGCATCGCGGCGGCGGCGGGGAAGGTCATTACCTTGGACCGCGACACCATGGCCAAGACCGGCGACCGGCTGGTGATCAACCTCCCCGGCGGGCGGGCAGAAGGGCGCACCGTGGAGAGCGTGAGTGGCCGGAACGTAACTGTCACCGTCGCCTACAGCGAAGCGCCTGCAGCACAGCTTCAGTGGGCAATCGACGCTGACGACCTGGCAATCCCTCTATATAGAGTAATGAGGACCGCACGGACGCCCGGGGGCGATTACGACATCAGCGCCTTGCAGTACGAGCCAAGCAAGTTCCCCAGCATCGACACCGGCGCACGCCTGGAAGAACGCCCGATCAGCGTGATTCCGATCACGGTAGTTCCGGCGCCTGCCAGTGTCACAGTCACATCGAACGTATCGATCGACCAGGGCCTGGCCATCAGCACCATGAACATCTCGTGGCCAGCCGTTACCGGTGCCGTCGCGTACGACGTCGAGTGGCGCAAGGACAACGGGAACTGGATAAAGGTGCAGCGCACGGGTTCGACGAGCGTGGACGTCACCGGCATCTACTCGGGCGCCTACTTGGCGCGCGTGCGCGCGGTAAGTTCTTTCGACATCTCGTCGGTGTGGAAGAACTCCATCCTTACCAACCTTCAAGGGAAGGTCGGTCTGCCGCCGGCGGTTTCGTCGCTCACTACCAAAAGCGAACTGTTCGGGATCAGTATCAAGTGGGGCTTCCCTGCTGGCGCCGAAGACACCCAGCGCACCGAGCTGTGGTATGGCCCGGCGAACAGCCTGCCGGCGGCAACGAAGTTGGCGGACCTGGCATATCCGCAGGCCGACTACCGCATGCAATCGTTGCTGGCGGGAGCAACGCTGTTCTTCTGGGCGCGCCTGGTGGACCGCACCGGCAACATCGGGCCGTTCTATCCCGTGGTCAATGGGGTCATGGGCCAGTCCAGCTCGGACGCTGGGGCTATCCTCGAGCAGATCAAGGGGCAGATAGGCGAGACGTCGCTGGGTCAGTTGCTGAAGGATCGTATCAACCTGATCGACGGTAACGGCCCTGGCTCTGTCAACGGTCGCATTGAGGCAGCCAAGGACGAGCTGGAGCTACTGATTGACCAGGTGGTGGATGCGCTCGAATACGTGCCGACGAAAGCATATGTGCTCAACGACATCGTGCGCGTGGGGCAGCACCTGTACCAGGCCAATGGCCCGGTGCCGGCGAACAACCCGCCGCCGAACGCGACCTACTGGACGGACATCGGCACAGTGGTGCAGACGGTGAACGCGCTGGTGACCCAGGTTCAGCAGAACTCGGCGACGATCGCGCAGCACGGCCAAGACATCACCGCCCAGGCTTCGCAGCTCAATGCGGTGAAGGCTACTGTGAACGATCCTGTCACCGGCGTGACCGCCACGGCCACCGGGCTCAGCACCCTCAAGGCATCGGTGACAACGCTCGACGGCAAAGTCACCACCACGGCGCAGCGGGTAGACGGCATTTACCTGCAGGTCAACCCGCCACTCCAGGGTGATGACAGCGCCCTGATGGGCTCGGAGGCCAGCTACGTCGGTGTCTGGTCTACTCAGTCCGCCCTGATCGAGGGCGACCTGGTGCAGGGCCAGCGCACGGATGTGGTGGAGGTGAGTGTTGCGAATACCGCCGCCGCAGTGGCCGCCGAGCAAACCGCGCGCATCAATGCCGACGGCGCTCTGTCGTCCAGCATCGAGACGGTAAAAACGTCGGTGGGCGGCAACACGCTGGCGATCCAAACCAACACGACCGCCATCCAGACGGTGAACGGCAAGATCACGGCGAACTGGTCGGTGCGGATGCAGTACGAATCCGCCACCGGCCTCTACAAGTACGCCGGTATCGGTCTCGGCCTGGAGAACGGTCCGGGGGGCCTGCAATCGCAGTTCATCATCGACGCCGACAGGTTTGCCATCGGCCAGGCCGGGACGGTGCCGTTCGCTGTACAGGGCGGGCAGACGTTCATTAAGGCCGCGTTCATCGAGGACGGGACGGTTACGAACCAGAAGATCGGGGCTTACATCAGCTCGACGAACTACATCGCAGGCCAACAGGGATGGATCCTAAACAAGGACGGCACCTTCGAGATTAACGGCGTCGTCCCTGGTCAAGGTCGATCGATCATGACGAATCGGTCTTTGCGTTTCTGGGACGTAAATAACGTCAAACGCGTACAAATCGGAGATCTCACCGAATGAGTTCTGGAATGCGAGTGTGGGACGCCGCCGGCAGGATACAGCTGGATGAAACGTCTTTCACAATGCGAGTTGTTTATACGGCTGTAATCTCTCCTTCTACTTGGGGCGCTGCTAAATACATGGATATAGCTGTCGCCGGAATAACCCCTCAAAATTCTGCGGCTTTCCCAACACCAATCGGCGCTGTGGGCACATTCAATAACGCACAAGTTGAGCCTGAGATTCTAAATGGGGTTGTTAGGGTGTGGAGGACTATACGGGGTGACCCCTACGGCAACTCTGCGCTTACGAGTTTTCAGCAGAGACTGGTAGTGGTGAGGTTTAAGTAATGGCTGATTCCTATGGGTTTCTTTTTACCGCCGGTGACGATAATCGTACGGTAGTTGATTCTGAGTTCACTCGGATGTCTACCTTGTACAAGGGCGCCTACGTCGCCAATGAATCAAGTGGTGCGTCCTCACTGACCCTGTTTCCTGCTGCAATTACCACTCAAGAGCAGCCTCTTGTATTCATTCGCCCCAATAGCGCCAGCGGCATCATCGGGATGAGCAACCTTGAGATATTGGGGGCGCCTGGAGGTTGGACGGGATTTAGGGTTCGACGGTTCAACGATTACACCATTCAGCCTGCTGGTCGCTGGTTTGTCGCAAACTTTGTAACTCAACCACTCGCTACATACGGTGCTCGGTTTTGGAGCGCAGCCGCAAGCCCGATCTTCGATTCTGCATCGCCGCCAGCTATCTTTGTTAGGTCTAGCAATACTTGGACCTATACCGGAAGCGGTCAAACGGGGCAGGGACTATCAATTACCTATTTCAGCGCGCCATTTAATCTTGAAGAAGATGAATATTTCATGATTAATAATTTCGTAATGTCTGCTATCGCCGGCACTTCTGGCGTAGGTACCCGAGAAATAGCGGCGATGTGGGATTATCCTGCAAGACTGTTAAAAATCGGACTTATAACAAACAGCGGTAACACAGTTGCTACGGGTTTAACCGTTATGGTCGGCAAGACTATTCAATAGGGGGCTTCACAATGGCAAGGCAAGAGATCAATTTAGGAACAGCGCCAACAGGTGTCGGTGGAGATACCACCCGAAGCACTGGTGTGAAGATTAACTCGATGACATCAGAAATATACACACTGCTTGGAACAAAGTTTGATAGCGCCTCTGCTTTGTTAGATCCCGCTGGCGGAGGGTTGTTATCAAGAACAACAGTTTCGGGCCTGGATATCTGCAAGTTTCTAAATGGCCTGCAGTTAATAAGTGGTAGTTTAGGGGCTTCCGGAAACGTGCCGGCCAACACCTCTACAGTGGTGCGCTATAATTTGCCAGTTTCTGTCGGGCCGGATCTGGCTAAAGCATGCGTAGCTGGACTCGCTCAGCCAAGCAACAGTTATGATCATTACGGTATTGTGTCAGGATTTGCTGATACTGCGACGTCGGTTACTTTGGCAATAAGAAACGGGGGCACTGCTCAATCTTTCAATCCCAGAATCACTATATGGAGTCAATGGAAATGAAGATTAAACTGATGCCGTTTCTAACAAGCGATACTGTTTCAGGTTCCGTAAATGGTGATGTTTTGACGTTAAATGGAGATAGCTACGACTTTGCTCCTCTAAAAGTAGGGTTTAGGCTACCGTCTTCAGCAATTGCTAGCGATTGGTTTGTTGATTACGTTGAGCGTAGAGGGCAGGCGATTCATTTAACTTTGCGCCTCCCAGTGCAAGCAGATAGCCCTGACAAATATCGAAATCCAATAGAGCCAATCGTGATCGATGCGAGGAATGGGCCGATCACATTCCCTGACACCTCGGCGCCCACACTTCCCATGGTCGAACTGCCAGAAGCTCAGGAGGGGAAATAAGATGGTGGACTGGACAAAACTTGAACCGATCAAGACGGAGCAAGATGTAGTTGATGAAGTTAACCTCGAGCAAGCTTGGGCATACCTGAATGAGACCAACTGGCACGCTTTCTCCCTTCTTGAGGATGGCAAACCGATCCCGGACGATATCAAAGATGCGCGCACAGCCGCCCGCGCAACCATAAATCGGCTCAGCCCTCCATCAGCGTCTTAGGTTTCTGCCGAACACCGCCACCCGCTCAGAGCGGGTTTTTTATTGCCTGGAGGAAAGCATGAACACATTCGATAAAGACCAGGACATCCTGGCCCGTACACTATGGGGGGAGGCCCGCGGCGAAGGCCTGGACGGACAGATCGCCGTGGCCTGGACTATCCGCAACCGTGTGTTCGACGGCAAGGCCAAGTCATGGTGGGGGGAGGGCTACGCCGGCGTATGCCTGAAGCCCTGGCAGTTCAGCTGCTGGAACCAGAACGACCCGAACTACGCATACCTCAGCGGCGCCAAGCCGATCCCAGCCGCGCAGTTCGCCCAGGCGCAGCAAGCTGCTGACCAGGTGATGTCCGGTGCGTTGCCAGATCCCACCGGCGGCGCCACGCATTACTACGCCACGACCATGCCGAAGCCACCGGCCTGGGCGGCGGTCGCCAAGGAGACCCTGCGCCTCGGCCACCACATTTTCTTCAAGGATGTGCCGTGATGACCCCCGTCCAGAAGCTGATCGGCCTGGGGCTGGCATTCGTGCTGGCGCTTGCCATCGGCTTTGGTGCGGCCTGGCAGGTGCAGGACTGGCGGATGGGCAAGGTGCTCGCCGAGCAGGCCGGCCTGCACGAGGACGACTTGACCGCGATCAGCAATGCCGCCGCCGCCCAGGCCCGAGCCGAGCAGGACAAGCGCCTGGCCCTGGAGCAGCAGCTCGCCGGCCAGGACCAACAACATTCCAAGGAACTCTCCGATGCCCAACGTAACCAAGCTGCTCTGCGCGATCGCCTTGCCACTGCTGATGTCCGGCTGTCAGTCCTTCTCGACGCCACGGACACAGCCAGTGGCTGCGACGTGCCTTCCGCCCCCGGCGCCGCCGGCGTGGTTCATGCAGCCCGTCGAGCCCAACTTGACCCAGCGCATGCGCAACGAATTATCGCCATCACCGACGACGGGGATAACGCCGTGATCGCGCTGCGGGCGTGCCAGGCGTACGTCAGGGCTGTGGCCCCTTGAGTACAGCCAACTCCAGCAGCAATCGCTGGTTCTCCCGGAATAGGTGGTCGCGCTGGCCCGTAACAATCTGCACGCTTTGCACGGAAGCAAAGGAGGCTCGTTCCTTCAGGTGGTCCATTTCTGCCATCGCTGCCTTGAGCGACTCTTCTGCCTGGGATTTGCCGTCGGCCAGCAGCTCATTCATATGGACGAGACCGGCAATATTCTCCCGAGCTCTGCGCAACATCCGCTGGGTTTCTATCAGCTCATCCACGAGGATTGAGCACTGGTGCTTGTACATCTGCAAAGGTGTAGGGCAGCCAAGCCAGTCGTCGGTGCACATGTCAACGTCCAT